GCCGGGGGCCCCGGGCCCCGGCGGCACCCCCCACGTTTCTGTTGTGATGCGATGTATTCCGTCAGGTTGAGACTTTCGTCCGTTTTTTTGGGGGCAGAACAATGGTGTCGATCTTGTTCTATCTTAATAGAATAACATACCATCCATAAAATCGAGAAAAAACCAATGAGAACTAACAGGATAAAATTGGTACTCATATTCAAGTCTCCTTATCGTATTCAAATTTCTCACTAATCGGATCATATCTCACGGGTCTCTCGGTCCAATCGCCATACCCGCGTTCTGTAATCAATTTCATAAAACCCGTCTTCTTATCCCTCTTCCAGACCTGCCGACTCTCGGTGCGCGATGGTTTTCTCAAAAACTCAAACATGAGTTGCGAAGGTAGTATCTGTGAGCAGTACCAGGAAACAGGGAACTGGGCACAGGAGAACCATTTTTCAACAGGCATTTTAAAATCGACGCGCGGAGTTAGATTCATGATTTCAACTCCGTAATGATCGAACATTTCTGCTGCGGCACCTGTCCCCTGAAATTCAGTAGGCATGAGAAGGGCAAAGGCTTTCCCTAACTCATAACAATGCTCGGTCCAAGCTGGTTTAATCCCATAGGGCGGATTGGTTATGATGACATCCCACTTGGGAGGCTGGTATTCAAAGAAATCCTGCCCTAACTCAATATCCGTTTCAATAACGTCATATCCTGCAATGCGAAGGGCATTCGCCAAGATACCCTCGCCACAGGCTGGCTCCCAGATCCGTAAATATTTGGGGATATAAGGGAGTAAAGGCTCAAGCGCGTAGGGAGGCGTTCCACACAAGTCCAGAGCAGATGGCTCATTCGTTTTACAAGGATAGGTTCTCTTGGGCTTCATTGTGACCTGCGCATCCAGTGATAATGAATGACCATAGAAATTAGCCCGATAATCCCGAATATGGCAAAGAACAAAATAGCCATGGTCAGGATTTGATCGGCAAACACATATACCGCCCACAATCCCACAATCACGGCGGCGACCAAAAACCCATCAACCAGCCAACCCACGATTTCCGTAAGTCCTTCCATCGCGGTTAATTTACCAGACATTGCCGCCTCCTATTCCCGACAACCAGCGTTCTTGTTCAGCTTCGGATATAAGTATACAGCGATTATCGATTGCGTGTTTATGACATTTCGGACAGAGCAGGAGATACTTGACAACACGATGACCATCGCGGCTCATGCCGCGTACGTGCACGGGATTCAATGTTACCGCTTGTTTACGGGTCAATTTATGACCACATGAAGCAATCGTATTACCCATTTTCGGTTTCTCCTATCTGCACCATCATTTCCCTCTCGTCAGAATACATTTTCTGTATTGCGACGCTCAACACGAACAACGATTCGGTCTTAAATTCTTCACAAGGAAGCCATTTTGCTGTTACCGTCCTGGATGGTTTTATCCATTTTTCCAAAGCATACCACTGCCCACGCGTAAGTTCTTTCGTAGACATAGGCTTGATTCGCTTGGTAGGGTCGCCAAATAACCACCCTAGAACAGTATATCTTTTGGCCTTGGCTTTCTCTTCATCGCCATCAGTGGCATATCTTTCATGAAGACAGCGTATAAGAACGCCCTTAATGCCTTGTTCTACATCGGGCGGATTGGGCTGATCTGCCATCCAGTTTAATGCCTTTCGGCAGGTTTCAGCATCGTAGGGACGCGGAGGCCAGGTGGGTTTTTCATCCATAGATATTCGTTCCTGTTCTATATTGCCACTCACTCAATACCTCTTTTGCTTTGTCCAAAGCACATTGAATTCCGTTTACTTGGCACGTAGATGTTAGCCAGAAAATGGAAATTTCTATACGAGGCGGGAAATAGACGGGAGGGGTGGCGTTTCCATCAATCAGTTGATTAACCCGGATCGTTGTATCCATCTCATTGAATGGATAAATCGCCCACATCCGGTCATGTCCAGGTATATCTATCAGGGTTGTGCGCACGTCAAACCTTATCAGGAAGTTTAGTGGCGATGACGAAAAGCAGGGAGGCGCAAATCAGAATACCGCAGGTCACACCCCGCTCAACATTGTTGACTCCAAACATAATAAACATGACCACAAAGATTATTGCCGCAATCCATCCTAAACCTGTAATGAGTTTCATGTATTCTATACTCCTTTCGTGAGTTATTAGTAAATTACCGCAGTATATTGTACATTCCCCGCCCCGCCGTCTAGCATTGCCATTAGGTCCCACACGGGGGAAGTCGCGAACGGGGCAGGGAAAGATTTATTTAAAGAAATACTTTCTGTTGGTTTCATCATTTTCAATTTTCTTTATAATATTACAGTTTGCACATAATATTTGATATCCTATTCCATTAATGTCAATAATATGCTGATAATAGGCACCAGGAGATGAAAATGTTTTCCTTTCGGCACCACCATGTCCATTAATATGATCGATTTGTAATGCTCTTGAATCTGAGAACCCACAGCGTACACATTTTGTACCCAATATCTCCATAATGATTAAACGTCTTTTCTGAGATAGTGTTCGCATTCTTTTTCTGGCTCTGTCAGCCCTCATGGCAGATTTATATCGAAAAGCCTCAGGGTTTTCAGCATATTTTCTCCTTCTGTAAACACTCTCTTCTTCTCGTGATTTAAAAGTCATAGTTCCTCGGTTTCTGTGGGGAACTATTGACTTCGCCACCACAAGTAAAGGTTCGGTGGTCTTGCAACCACCTGGCAGTCTAGGGGATCTTACTGCTTCGCTCCGTCATTCCCGACCACGATCGGGTACGTCAAGGGTTTTCGCTTTACGCGGAGCGCCTGACCGGCTAAGTCCAATATGCTTCGCTTTTGCACGTAGTAACGGGGGCAGGAGTCGGACCTGCGTGAGTAGGGCTTATGAAACCCACTGAAACCGTTTCGCCCCGTAAAGCGGGTCGGCACTTGGCTTTGAGTTTATCGGCTTTGCCGCGTCATACAGTTTCACCTTAGAAGCCGTAAAAGCCAGTCGCTAATCTTCATACCGGCGACAACTTTTGCGATAGCCGTTACCTTCAACTTTCGAGGCACTGTCACTACCCATTATCCCATTATCGCTCATCGTTGCTACCGACCCTATTGGGGTTTGGGATTGTGGAATAGCCGGGAATCGAACCCGGGTCCGACTTACCTTAGTTTGCCTCTGTACTGAGCATTCCTAGTTTAACCTGTAGGTGCAGGGGGCCAGGGGGGGGAAACAAGATAGACTTGACCGGGCTCCACCACTCAATTATTGAACGTAGACCGGAACTGAGACCGGAGTGTTGAACAACATCTCCGCTAGACAGAGCGGAGTAAATCCGAAAACGTCTGCGAAACGTATAGGGTTAGCATTTGTTTTTTGCGCTCAGTCGGCTTAGTTTCCGCAAGCCGTCGAAACCTTTCTATCCCGTGTTAAAGTACAGTGTTACTATTTTACCACAAAGTCAGGAATTGCCTGATCCTTCCTCCAGATCTTTTTTGATGCGATCAAATTCGGCGCGATCTGTAGGACCGATCAACCCATCCACGAAGGCATCGCCAGTTTCCTTCTGAACCACATCCTTGAACACATCTGCCATGGCATCGCGTACGACCTGTTTATCGCGCAATTGCAACAGCTTGACTTTCAGATAAGCGGATTGTTCCTTGCGCATCCGCTTGGCAGTGCGGCTTTCAAGTTCCACCGTCCTCATCTTTTCCTCAATGTCGGTGTTTTCCCCACGAAAAAAGTTTGCCATCACGGCGCGCGCAACATCGCCGGCCTCTAAGGATTCGTTCTCCCATAACTCCAAGGCGTTAAAGAGGACATCAATTTCTTCTGGTGTAAACAATTGTTCGCTCATAACTACTCCTTTCTTGCCACAGTATAGCACTATTCAGAATACGCGTCAAGGGTTAAACTGCCTTTGTATTCCATTCAACCTCTTGCGCGATAAAGTTATGTATTCAGCATTCAAATCAATCCAATAAATCATCCTGACCTCCTTTCTTGTGGTATAATACCCATAACTCACCCTGGAGGTTATGGTTATGAACGAAACAGATATTGCTTATATTGCCGGACTGATAGATGGCGAGGCCTATATGGGCATAAAGAAAGACAAGACGATGCGAAATGGTCGTGTAAATCCTTGTTACCAAGAACGCATATGTATTCAGATGGTGAACGAGGAAGCCATAAGTTTTATTACGTCAACATTAGGCGGAAACTATCACTCTATAAGTAATCCGAAGCCTAATCGCCGTCGTCTTTATTGTTTCCAAGCAACTGATAAAAGTGCGGCAAGAATTATCCAAACCGTTTTGCCCTATCTAAAAGTAAAAAGAGCAGTTGCCAATACCGTTCTTGAGTTACGAACACTGCGTGAACATCCCCTCAAGGACGCAATCAGAATTAAGATGATCAATAGATGGGGGAAAGAAAGCGAGTTTATTCGGTACAGATTTTCTCAGAAACATCTTGATAAGTGTGAAATTCTTTGGCAGAAATGTAAGAACATTAATCATGGCATTAATTAGCACTGTCTTATCTGTCAGCGGGATGTATAGTGAATTCTCTTGGATGAATTCAATCATCTTCCCTCACGAACATGGTGCCACATGCCTGTTTGAGATAATCCAGATTTAATTCTACCCCTATCCCAATCCTGCCCTCTCTCGCTGCAGTAAAGGGAGTTGTCATGCTTCCCGCGAAAGGATCGAGAACTGTGTCTCCCTTAAAGGTATAGAGTTGTATTAACCGATGCGGTATTTCATCGGGGAACGGCGCAGGGTGCCAACCTTGAACGGGTGTTATCTGCCAAACAGAAGTCGTGGCGCGCTTGAAGGTGTCTTTATCAATCGTACTTTCCCCTTTTTCTCGTTTTGACTTACCCTTATGAGCTACAATGATCACTTCATGAGCATCGCGTAGACAAGGATCGGAAGCTGAACGCCAACTTCCCCACGCGGTTGACGAAAGACCCGAACTCTTCACCCAGATGATATGACCACGCATGGCAAAGCCAATCTCCTTAAGTGCATGTGTCGTATCATCTCCAATACACATATATCCATCGCGTCCATTATTCTGGCGTCCATATCCAAGCGGAACATTGACAGCAATCCGCCCACCATCGCATAACACACGGTAACACTCTTTCCAAGCAAGAGTCATATCTGCCAGATACTCTTGATAATTGTTCCACTGGCTGTAATCTCGGGCATTGAGATATGGAGGCGAGGTAATAACCATATGGATAGACCCATCCGCGATGGAATCCATGTGGCGCGCATCACCATGATAGATTTTGGCATTACCCATATCATACATGAGTTTCATCGCGAGAACCTTCTATACTACCTGCGCCGCCTCCCCGTCCACCAAAAGCCGGGAGTTGGCAAACGAGCAAGTGGATACCGAGTTACTTGCGGCGCAGGCGTTACCTTTTCCGCACATGGCGGAGAGGCTTGTCAAGCAGGCACCCAGGCGCAACCTTTATGGGGATATCTAGGTAGGGTCTGTTACTACCACACGAATCTGGTGCTCCCCTGAACAGTTCCTTTGAACATGCCTGTATTGACCTTATTAAGGTAGCCTGCGCCATATCGGGCATCATTTTTAGACTTTGGCCTTTCACGTCATATGGCACAGGCAGTCTTACGTCGGGGCGGTACACCCATACCACTATATCACATCCGTAAGACTTGTCAAACGGGCGGGTCGGGCGTTGTTACGAGGTAATCGCGTCAATGTCAGACTTAAATAGTTTCATGATGACATAGCACCAAACGATTTCCCGCAACCAGCGCAATGGGGTGTCACAAACAATTGAACGTCCAGGTACTTTCCAGCAATTGATTTTCATTTTAGGTTCCTTTCTTTGAAATTTATGCCTCCAAACTGTAGTCGTTGCCCGTATTGACTTGATAAAGTGCCGGTTACGGCTTCCGGCGGGTTCGCTAGTGGTGATCATGGTCTACCGGGCATAGCGCATCTGCCTTTTCGCCTTCTGCCACGACAACCCCGTAAGTACATTATATCCCATAATATACCGGAAATGTATCTTATCTCGAATCTATGCAACAAAGATACGTCCCCACAGGAACGGTTCTCGCTCTTTCGCAACTGCCTCAAACTCATGGGGGATACCCAAAATATCCAGTATCTTGTGAATCTCATGCCCACAATTTTCACAGGCATGGGTGTCACCCTCAACACAGGTCGAGGGTTTCTGTGTCCCTCCGATCCTGCGTAAACTGGTCACGCGAAACCAGCGCACAGGCTCCTGAGTAAAAGTCATACAAAAGTTACACTGATAAGAAATGGTTTTATATTCGGTCATGGTTTCACCACCTTGAATTCAATCTTCCATACCCATGGATTGGATGACCATGGATATCCGCGTTTGGTATTTAGGGAATCCCACAATTCTTGAAAACGATTACGCGCGATCTTGATTGCTATTTCATAGGGAATGGGTTTGGAAACGGGTTCATTGGACATCAAACAAACATCATCCTCAATTCCTTCAGCCAAACAGTCGCGAGGCCTAATATCTTGCAAGCGTTCAACGTTGATATTGGTTATTTCCAGGATGAGTCGGCAAGCCCATCGCGGCATAAAGATGGGTGAAAGCCATCCCAATCTAGGTTTAGGCCCAGAATATTCCTGGCGATAGATTACAAAATCTTTGCATTGTGTTGTGATATCATTTGGATTAATCCACCACGTCTCCCGTACCCACAGTTGATCTCCTGGTTGGCCATACGGACATTTAATACCGTCTCCACATTTATAGGCTTTTTGGGTAAAGTCGCGGTTGTTAAAGAGGGCCGTACTCCAAAAAATCCATTCATAACAACCATCGATTTTGACCGCCATAGGGAAATTAATTCCAGAATCGCCTGATGGGAACTTTATCACACGTCGTGTCTGCGTCTTGTTCCCGGCAAGTATCTGTCTAATCATTGACCCTGAGAAGAGGATGGGTCGCTCTTTCATGGCTTTTCCTCAACCGTTTCCAACTTATATACCTTAGTAACAATTTGCAGATCCACCTTGAAAGCGAAAGTATTGTCGCAGCCAACACCATCGGGTCTATGGCAGTAACGAAGAGTGGTTTCGCCATCCTCCACATCTTCGGCGGGAATCCTGTTCTCAGTACCACAAATGGGGCAGATTATCCGAATCGGCTTATCATAGTTCATAGTATTCTCCTTCTTCTTGTTCCAACATAGGGCAGTTGGTCCACAAACTATCCCGCAACTTTCCAAGGCGTTCAGCAGTTTCACGGAAAATGACAGCCATGCGTATCTGCCCACTGGCGCAGCAGTTGGCGGCATCTGCCATGTAACACATCGCCCTGGCGCGCAACGATTCCCTGTGCCTTAACCAGAGGTCTAGCGTGGGATCGCACCTAAACCAAGTGTTTATTTCAAAATCGGCAGGGCAGAAATAATAAATTCCGCTACGATCCAGCATGTACGTACCATCGTTATCATGCCACACATCTAAAATCGGCTCCCACGTGATACTGTTACCCAAGTCCTGCGAGTTCTGAATGCTGCCGTCTGCGGCAGAAACGCCCTGTTCCCAGGCCGGCGTCTGTTCCCGCGGTATTTTTATACGCGCCAATAAAGGTGTTACCAGTGCCGCCCCCAATATTTTGAGAAATCCCGATCGGGTTATCTTATATTGCATGTATCACTCTAACTTTTGTATTTCTCCGTAATACCCGCAGCGGATTTCAATTTCGTCCTTATTAATCCACATGTTGGTTTTCCAAGGCAGGGTAGTCGATCCCAATTGTAAGTTGGCCTTCTCTGCAGCGAAACTTAACATGCAGTCAGGCGCATAATCCACGCTGACATATACGAAGTCGCGGCTATCTTGCAGTAACAGGCCGGCAAGTTCCTTCTCAAACTTGTCAATTTGCTCAAGAGTCTGACCAGCTTTCTCCTTTTCCTGTAGCATGGAGGCTAGGCCCAACGTCATTGCTCCCTGATAGGACTTATCCCCATTGTCCAATTTGGCGTTACAGCGCAGGTGGTCAGCCCACCATTTTGCGAATTTTTGTGCTGTTTGCTCATTCATAATATTTTTCTCCTTTCTCGCTCAATTCTACTCCACTGTCATTGTACTGTCAAGTGTTTAGCGGTAATTCCCGCTGTATGGGAATCTTCGCCCAGTATTCCAGCCTTGCGCGCGCAATGTCGCAATACTCACTCTCCTTCTCGATTCCCTCAATCACTTCCCAGCCCGCGCGCAGGCAGCCGATCATCTCGCTTCCGCTCCCGCAGAACGGCACCACAATCCTGCGCGGCGAATACATCGCCGGCGGGAGAAGTAAAGTCGCCAAATGCCGCACCAACGCAATCGGCTTGATGGCAGGATGATGGTTTCTTTGTGGATAAGCGGGATTCTTTTTCGCCCACGACGAATCGTGAGCACTCGCGCTGGTAAAAATTTCGTGACTGTTCCCACGACCATCCTTTGCGTATTTCTGGCGTAATGGCATAGAATCTAATCCAGCATCGCGATCATTCTTGTTGGCCTTGGCGCAGTACACAAATCCATCATCCTTCTCCAATCGCTCGTACATCCAGTCTGCATTGTAGAAAAAGCGCGCGGCAGAACCCGAATCGCCATAGCCCGTAACAGGTATCTCCGTTCCATATTCCCCATAGATGTTATTAGGCGCATGTCTCAATCCAGCCGGCTTCCCGCTCGTCAGAACTCCACTCTGTTCACCCAATGCCTTCACGGGACAGCCAGGAACGCAGGTCTCGCCACAGTCGGGAAGATGAGATAGCACCACATTCGCCGGCCAGCGGCCCCGATTATGCACCGTCTCGTAGGGATTCCCCGCACCGCCCCCAAATGGATGAGCGTTGTCGGTCCAACGGTTTGAGATCACAGGCTCCGTGCCAATCCGACTTCCTTCAATATTCAGCGCACCCGCGCCTGTGCGCGTGATACAGTCAATGGGTTTCCCCTCATACGGCTTCTGGAATACCACAATCGGTTCCAGTGCGGGTTTCAGCGCCTGCAGGCCGTACCGATGTCCCGCCCACGCCTGCGCCAGTGGCGTAGTTGGCGCGGTAATAGGATCATACTTCTCCGCCCCTGGTTCAGACGGTTCGTACTCATTGGCGTATTGATTGCCCCTACCCTTCCCCGCATTGGCACCCCATCTGCGAACCGTCCCTACCTCCTCCCTGGCCGCGCCGGCCTGTTCATCGATCCTCGCATCCAACCTAGTAGCTTTCGGAAAGCCACTATTTCCAGTAATAAAAACCTTTCCATTCCTGCGCGCGACAAACGCGCCAGTTGGGACTTTTACACACCAAACTGTTCCTTTGTATTGAATTGAATTTATAGTTGCCAGATCGGAAATGGTTCTCCATAGTGTTCGTATTTCTTGTGTGCCGAGTTGCTGGCGAATAACTGTAGATTTTCCAAGCGATTGTCCTGAGGATTGTGGTTGATATGATGGACAATTTCCCCTCGTTTTAGACACCGCTGAAGTATTTGCGCAACTAATAGACGGTGTTCCATAACATAGCCATCTTTGCGCGCCATAAGTAAAAATTCGTCTGGACACCGCACATATTTTATCGGCGCATAATTTCCGTGCTTGTAAAAATAAGTAACGCCACCTTTCCAGGCAGGATTGTTTTCTCCCGACATTTTCAGCCGAAAAGAGGCAAGACTTTCTGCGGTCCAGCCACTTCGTCCTTTTCCCGAATATGGCAATAAATCTTTCGCGCGCAATATTCCATTGCAATGATTGGAGCACGTTGGCAATTTTACCCTCCTTACCCACGCATTTGGCCTCATTGCCTTCTTTCCACATACCGCGCAGACTATCATTGTAATTTTGCGCTTTTCTAGCGGAACGATCATTTGCGGTCGCGGTCCTGTTACCGTTTTGCAACAATAAAGTCCGCAGGTAGTTTTCTTGTAATATTCCTTTACGTTTTTTACTGAATATAGCCTCCCGCACTTCCTGCACACTTTCCAGTATGGGTAGGATCTCTTGGCATTCCAATGTCTCCGCCGCCCGAAACACAAATCGGTTGTCTCGTTCAACCAAACACCGATGATTTCTGGAGACAATTTGATCGGTTCTTTCTGAGACGATATGATAGGCAATATCATCATACTCATAGACACAAACCTTTTCTACAGGAAGAAAATTCAACGTTCCACTATTTACATTATAGCACATAACCATACAGCCATCAAATAACCGGTCGTATCGTGCCCATCCGCGCCGCGTCAAAATTTCTGTGTCGTCACTTAAGCATCCATAGATCCACGCAATCTGGGGATGAATCACAAAGCCGGCGTCCTCGATCGCCACCGCCAGCCTATGCGCCGTCCTAGCTCCTCCAAATGCCATCCCAAATCCACCTGGACACAGGATACGCAAGTACGCTTCCCAAGTTTCCTTCCTGTACGAAATACCAGTCGCATCCCAACTTTTCCCCATAAAACCATACTCGTAAGGCGGATCGCACAACAGCGCGTGAAATGGTTCTCCTGTATATCCAGTCGCCCAATCAATCACATCAGCCTGATTTACCGTGTATATCCTTCTCATTTTCCCTTTCTAAAATCCACGATAGGAGTTAAAGTAGCCATCTTCTTCTTGATATCTTCCAGTGAATATGGATAAAATTCATTAGTGTCTATACCCACATCAAAGGATAATCCATAAGGCGGTAGATTACCGTGACTATGTCCAAACAAGTGCCAGGAGGCATAATGGGACAGGGGCCAGACTCGCATGGCATAATGACAAAGCACGAGGGTACGTTGGTTGCCATACTCATCCATTAAATCAGGGATTTTTAGTTCTACTACAGATGGCTCAATAGTATTTATAGTCCCCAACTGTTTCAGTTTCCCATCATGTGAACCGGGAAGAATATGTATCAGCCCATTAAACTCATCCAGATCTTCTAGTCCTCTAAAAGAAACATCGCCTAGAATATAGACGATATCATCGGGATTGACCACAAAGTTCCAGCGGTTCCTTATTACTCGATTCATCTCTTCTACGTCATCAAAGGGACGATTACAGTATTTGATGATATTTCTATGACTTAGATGTAAATCACTTGTAAAATAGTAACTCATTTCTCTTGATGTCACTCCTTTTCATTTTTTGGTTGGTCGCTCACAACCTTATCGCCTTGTACAAAACCTAGATAAATGTTAGACAAAAGGTGACGTTTCGCCCACTTTTCCCACACTATTGAATTCCCAACGCCAAACTCGACAAGTAGTCAATGGCCTCATCTGCAGTCTCGAACACAATGTTGGCGCATTCAAGGATGAAACTGTGATAGTGCGGATTTCCTTTCTTCATCACCACTACAATATGTTTCCTCAATAACATCGCCCAGGCGAGTTCACATACACACCCGATTGAAACCCTGGTCGCTCCCGTGAAATCGGCATAAACCACGTCGCTCTGCTGCACCATCCACATATCACGTCCCACAATCGCGTGATCGGTTGAAACAGGATTGGTATATCCCTCCACTTTTAGATCCTGCTCTGGCGACAAGTATCCCTTGCAAACCATAGGACATAATGGCTCGTAATACGGCAGGGCTGCTCTGACCTCGTTATAATACGCCATAACCGCATCGTAACTCAATCCTGAAACCGGATGTACTAAATAGATTTTCACGTCATTCTCCTTCCATAGCATTTCTCAACAGACTACGTGCTTCTCGATAGGCATCGCAATAATATAACGCCTTGGTTCTCTCTTCACTGAAAGCAGGACTACGCGCAGCCAACTCGTCCAACTCGTTGCCCATCCGAGTCAATGTGTCCACCAACCCTTCTACGCGCTGCCATTTACTGCGCATCTCCTCAGTTACCCTCTCATCCAGCCATTGCTCCAGCACCATAATCGCCATCCGTAGGCCGGCGGATTTCCCGCAATGGTAAGACGGCAGATGCGGTTGACCATGAACATCTCCTATATCTTCAAACCCGCAGGCCACGCGCCGCAATTCTACAATTACTTCTTCAATCGTTTTCATGTCACTCCCTTGTCAGTTCAATAATATCAACCCACTATATGGGCCTATTACCAAAATCAATGTGGCGGGAATTGCCAGTGCACTAACCCCAGATGCCAGCATAGCAAACCCGATAATCCATGTAACAGTCCAAAACACCAATAGTAGCAAGCAATTATAAGTAGCCTTTCGCCGTTTTGGGTTCATCACCTTTCTCCTTTATCTAATTCTTTCTCCTCCTCGATGGCTGCTAATGCGGCAAGGCAGATTGCTTTAGATGCAGGATATGAATAACTTCCATAAGCATCAAAGGCGGCATACCAATCTTTATTATCCATTTCTTGAATGGTAAATAGATATCCTTTACCGCTCATCTCTTCCACTACTTGCCACGCGGCAGAAATATCACCACTGTAGTTTGGAATGTCCTCGACTTGCGGACCCCACTCGTGCGGCTCTTGATCATCACGTATCATGTATGTGCCCATCCCTACTTTACTGCCATGCCAAATGGCAGTATTGTCTTGAGATACCGTGATGATATGACTGCCCATCACCTTCATCGCAACTTGCTGGTTAAGTTCGGCGTTCATCTTGTTCTCCGTGCCGTTTATTCCAATGGTTTGGGATGATTGATAAACCCCCATACGTCAGGCCCATATATTGCCTCTAACGCAGCCTCGTAGATGTAATGCCCAAAATCTTCGTCTGGGTAGTAGTCCTTGGCAAGAGCAGCAATATATTCCTCACACACCTTCTTCAAGTCTGTCCAGTCTGGTTCTGCCAAGGGTTTTGGGATACGATTCAACTGCGCTTCTTGTTGCCGCCTTTTCAGTTCAGTTCGCAATTCTTGGTCACTCAGATTGTCTACCATACTCTCAATCTCCTTCTGCCAACCACTATACTACCCTCTCCCCAAAAAGTCAAGGGTTTTCCTACTAAAACCCAAACTGCCCCACGGCATGGAGCAGTTTGGTAAAACACAAACAGATACAAAGTCAGGCACAACCAGATTTTACCACACCCACCCCAAGAGTCAAGGATATTGGGACCTTGCCAGACAGGATCGGAACGATCACGCAACCACCTAGGGGGTAAATGACCAGAGGCGAATTTTTCCCTGCCGTTTAAACGAGTCCGCCAAGCCCCGCGCAACTTTTTTTGAAACCCCTGCGCGTCGGTGGGCCATGCTCCCATTGCGCCTGGCTAAAATTATGATGCAATCCCATTTAATTCCATATAATTAGGCCAATGGTGGGGCAGTCGACCAATTGATGCAACGAAAATTGAATTTGCAAGATTAGTTGTTAGCTATGCGTGATAATATTTCATGCTTAAGTTAACAATCATTATCGCGACCATTCACATCATGTTTAATTGCATAGAATCACAATTGTCTTATACAATCATATGCTACAAGATGATAGGGTATACCCCCCCCATGCCTGACTTGGGATCGGCGGGATGATACCAGATGAGACGGGAGAGGGTGACAATTGGGCTGTTATCCTTACAATATTGTAATTGGTAGTTGACATTTTCTTAAATTGGTGTATACTGATATACAGGCGTTCTCTTAATCAACCATAGACTGGAGATTCAAATGAATACAAACAAGCGATATCTAACACATGACGAGATTGTAAAAAGGGGTTATAAAAGTGCGGTTTTAAATGTAAGGATTGTGGGGTATACCTTCGCAAAACCCGGCAGTATCATATGGTTAACTACTCGCAAGTGGTGGGGTATGCAATGCGCATATCAGTACTACCCAGATTGTGGTCATTATCACGAAATTAGAGTCATGCCCAATGAGTACACTCTGGTTAATCCGCCCGCTGTAAATAATCCGCGCCCAATCTGTCCGACTTGTAACCTGCCCTCTGATTCATACGTTTGCTGTACCAAATGTGGGAACATGTTACCAGAAGGCGAAAATGCCGTTCAATACACGAATGAAACGGGCAGATCGTTTGTAGAATTCGCTTTTTTTACTGCCCTCGTTATCCTTGCACTATACCTGATTTTATCGTGGTCATTTGGTACTGCAGACGTGAATCAATGGGCAGGATTAATGCAAGCGAGTACTAGCCCATTGGTCCAACTATTTTGGGGAATACTTCACAATTTGGGGTTGTTGAATTCACTGGCATAAAACTATGATAAACACGAAATTTTACCATGATATCCATAACTGGATATGTGACTATACAGGCAAGCCGTGCAAGGTAGTATGGACAAAACACTCACGGGCAGGTATATATAACGCTTGTGAGAATTGCGCGGATATATCAGAATTTCGATCATTATCAGACATAAACGAACAACGAAAATTAAACCATAATCACAAAAAACGAGGAGTCTAAAATGAACATTAATATCACTGAATTAAAACTCAACAAACATTCTAGCAGTATAGAATGGGTAATATCAGACGGGAAAACACGGGCAAGCGTGTACGTTGCAATTGACGAATGCAAGCGCTTATTATCCGAAAAATGGGTGACATATGAGGATTGCAGTCAGATTATTATGTTTAACCCTCATGGCGCGCGGATCGTTGCGTTGAATCACTATTCAAGCGAATGTCAAAACGATAAAATTAGCGGTAGTTATAAAGAAACTTGGTACACTTTCCCACGAAACGAAGTCGAATCAGTATTACAAGCGTTCATAACTGCGCCAGATAACTCAACCATTGATTTTACAGACGTTATACCTGTCTGGGTTAATCTCTACGGTCCACAAGTAGAATGGGTATACAACGAGGGTGTAGAATCGGCATTCTCCCTTGATATGGATTCTATGTTCGTGGATTGGGGCGAATATGGCAAACAGAATTATATAGCCCATTTAACCCGCATTGCTGAAAATTCCAGCAATGGGAACTTGGTTAAGGTATACCTATCATTTGATTGCTGGAATAATCCCGTTGGACATCCTCATAATTACTATTTTGATATCATGGATGACCTCACTGGCCGGCGCATTATGGACGGCGGAATAATCGCCCATTATAACGAACCCTCAAATACCTATCAATACCAAATGCACACGTGATTATACCCTCCCATTGCCTACAATCCCCTAGGATAGATTGTAAGCAATGAGGGGTATATAATCCCCTAACAAGTCTATAAACCTACTACAAACGATTGGAGACGATAAAATGAACGCAAGAGACATAAAACGAGAAGCGAAAGAATTGGTCGAATGGGGGATAAAAGAAACACCGGAATTGATGTCCGATGATCCATCTAATAATTATATGAGTGTATATCTGGGTACACTAATCAATCCATCTGGTAAGTATTACTTACCATTCGCCTGCAGTAATGTGGATGATTGCCCTCGTTGTAAGGGGAAAGGCTGTAATTACTGTGGGCAATTAGGGTCACGTGAAGCTTATGAAGACGAAGTATTTTTCGAGGCATTGAATAATTACGCGTCCAAATATGGCGCATGGATTGAATCCGGAGAGGGAGATCCTTGCGATACGTTTTTATGTTGGCAGGAAAATGGTTTATCTGATGATTAGTACATGCTTGCCTGTTACCTTGTCTGTGGGCTTGCCCGTGGGCTTGCCCGTGGGCTTGCTTGTGGGCTTGCTTGTGGGCTTGCTTGTGGGCTTGCTTGTGGGCTTGCCTGTGGGCTTGCCTGTGGGCTTGCCTGTGGGCTTGCCTATGGGCTTGCCTATGGCGCGAAAATTTTGGGGTTTGCCGGCCAACTGATCAACCTATGCGCCGCGCCGCGCTGCGTTGAAGTCCAGCGCCGCGCCAAATGTCATATAAAATACATGACATTTGACACTAGAATCGCCGCGCAAGTGGCGCGATAATGAACCAAGAGAGGAGTCAATCATGGATAAATTTATAAATTACTACGGCAATTTTTACGCTGTCAAACGTCATAAAATGACAGTTATCACCAAAAACGGAGTACCATTTTTGTATACAACAACCGCCGGCGCTTATAATTGGCGCGTAGATGTACGAGGGTTATGGTTGGAATATGGCAATACCGTACCATCGAGACGCGGATCGATTCTACTTGTTGAACATGTATAAAGAGAGGAGTCAATCATGTTACATCTAACAGAACATGGATATAACGCCGGCGCGCCGATCTGTGGAGTTGGGCGAAGCGAAGCGGATCGTTACCAGCATTACAGTTTGACGTATAAGATACCCGCCGCGCCTGATTTATGCCCGGATTGCGCCGCGATATACAAGATAGCAGAGGGGATATTATTGCGCAACTTAGTTAATGTAGAACTGGTACAGAACGATCGGGAATTGCGGGACCTGTTAGGATCGGTTGGTTTACCCCGTGAAGATTGGGGGGATATCACGGGCGCGGCGGTGGAGTTAGGAGAGGGGGATTATAAGCGAGTCTATCTAACAGAGGAATCGCGCTGGTATGAACTGGACGCGGTTTACTATGCGCTCCCTTGGTATGGCAAGGTCCCGATACCGGCCAATTATCCGCTATACTGGCAATTAGCGACTTATACAGAGGGGAGTCCAGCATGAATCAGTTAGAGTATGTTACCGAGATAAAAACTGCTGCAGACGGGGAGAAAAGAATCGCCGCGAATCCGCGCGGCGATTCGCCGCGGATCTTGGACGAGTCAATCACGGAATCTGTAAAGCGGGTACAGGAGCGGGAGCGACATTATCGGATTATTGACCTATATATAGCGGTCAATGGCCGCGCCGGCGCGCGGGTTTGTTTAGCGTTCATCTATAAGGATGATAAGGATTTTCAGGAGAACCTAAGAATATATTTTGATGAAGGAGTCAAGCCATGAGAAAAAAAGAACAGGGATTAAGAGCCGCGTTGAGCGACTATACAGGAGCGGTACAACATCTGGAGTTTATGACGGGGGAGTATAAGAATTTCTCTGCTACTATAAAAGAGCGGGAGTCGGATCTTGCCGATTGTCAAGCGGAGTTAGACACGCGCCGCGCAGCGTTGAGCAAACCACTGGAGTCGTATACTATAAAATGGGAAGGGTTACGCCGCGTACCTGTCAATAAAGAGGCGCGCCGCGTCTATTTACTGGAAGAGCGCCGCGATTCGCTGTCGGTTGAATTAATAATGCTGAGGGATAGCAAGCGTCAAGGGATCGGCGTTTATACGGAAGGTGCCAAACTGAAAGTAAAGAACGCAACGAATGTTCTATTTAATGCTGCCAATATCGCCGCGGCGCGCATGAGGATTAAACCGCCGCTGTGTGATCGCTGGGAGCGGTTAAGTATAACTGCGATTGAAGAGCGGATCGCCCCTCTAGCAGAGGCCGAGTCTGCCTGGTTGGCCGAGAATAATAAAAGCAAGGCGAGAAGCAAGCCGGCGGAAGAGGGGGAAGTAAGGGAGGTTAAATATAGTCTGGAAAACGGCGGGGCGCTCATCGGACCAGAAGATTTATACAAGGCCGTTAAAGGCGCTCCAACCGGTAAGAGAGATTATATTTTGATCGGGCGGGGTATGTTACTGCCGGCCAAGACTCTGGTAGACTGGTTGCGCCTGATAGCGGATGAGCCGTGTCGGTTGTGGTTGGGTATGAACGGGAAAAGCGGCGGAGCGGTAGTGTCACTAAAGGCAAAGATCGGAAAGACCATAGCTGAGTTTATAGGAGTCGATTGGGCGGAGATTGTGTACCCCCAGAATGATCGCGGCGGTCCGGTGGCATTTGATAGCATAGGAATCCGCTGCCAGTGGCGGGTAAACCTGGTACGCGCCGCGTAGTATATGACATTCATCGTATAAATCAATGACGAATGACACTATAAATACGATCAGAAAGAACTATAATTAAAGGAAAAAAGGAGTCCAAAATGAACGCTAAAGAACGCAAAGACAAGGCGCTGGAAGAGGTCAAAGACGAATTACGCAAGATCATTAAACCGGGGGACACAGTATACACAGTGTTGAAGCATGTGTCACGCTCAGGCATGTACCGGGTTATCGATCTTTACGTGATGCAGGATAACCAGCCGCGCCGTATCTCATGGCAAGCCGCGCAACTGCTAGAGGGATATGACGAGCGGCACGAGGGCTGCAAGGTCGGCGGGTGTGGTATGGATATGGGCTACCATCTGGTGTACAAGCTGAGTTATTCCCTATATCCTGTTTATTCCTGCTTAACGCCGGGAGAGAAACATACCACTGATTGTCCTTCGCCTGACCACTATAACGGCGAGGGGTGGAAAAAGACATTTACAGAGCATCATGACGGCTACGCACTTAAGCATTATTGGCTGTAACCGTAACGGGCGGTATACCCCGTGAAGGGGAGCGAGGAGGACTCCCCTGAGCCGGTGATGAGGCCGGCATAGAAAGGAAAGGAGTCAAAATGGACACAGAAGAGTATAAAGGCTATACAATCAAGATCGAGCAAGATGATGTTTGTGATATTAACCCCCGGAAAGATTGGGATAACGCCGGCACCATGGTTTGTTGGCATAACCGCTATAACTTGGGGGATGAACAGCCCGAAATGACGCCGCGCGAATGGCTGCAAACCGAACTGGGAATTGATTACTTGGATTATGAATCCGCGCGTTACCAGTTCCTGAGTGATGCCGATATCCCCGCCCTGCTGGCCGAATTCGAGAAGGATAATATAGTTCTGCCTTTGTTCTTGTACGATCATAGCGGGATCACAATGTCTACCTGTATTGAGCGGAATTGGTATCACGCGGGCTGGGATTCGAGTAGGGTAGGGTGGATTTATATCAGCAAGGCCGACGCGGTCAAGGAATGGGGGAAGAAGTTATTTACCCGCTTCGTGAGAAGCAAGGCAGAAAAGGGTCTGCTGACAGAGGTCAAGGTATACGATCAGCACCTTACCGGGGATGTATGGGGGTTTATGATAGCGGATAAAGACGGCGAAGAGGTCGACTCGTGCTGGGGGTTTTATGGGTATGATTACTGTCTGACAGAGGCAAAGAACGAGGTAGATGAACTTGCTCAGGCAGAAACACAGAAGCAATGGGAGGCCATGGTACAAGCGCCGGCCATGGCTGATTAATTGTCCCCTCTCTCTGCCCTTCAGTTTGGAGCGTTGGAGGGTAGAGCGGGGCGGAGAATTCACCCGCCACTTGGAGTCGCCTATGGAAAAAAGTAAACCTTTCACCTTCTCGGAGGTCTGCTGGCTGGTCATGTTAAGTTTGTGCGCCGCTATAGTCCTGTTTGCGCTGGCCGGCGTTGATTTAATCCACCCAGTTGGCAATCTGATCCGCTGGTTAAGGTGGGCGTGATGGATGCGCTAGACATTTTGATAAAGCATGACCGGGAGCAGTTTACGGGGATGTTCAAGCGCCGCTATCCGCTGGTGGGCCGCGCCTGGTTGAGGAATATCCCCGCTGAAGATCGCAAGATATTTTCAGAGATAGGTTGTGAAAATCATCAACACGGTCATAAGGGCGGAATCGCCCGTGCTATCGCTGCCAAGCGCGACGCGCGGGGCAGGTTTAAGAAAGGAGAAGAGGATGTTTGAAATGCTGTGTAGTGTGTTCTGTATCGCCCCCTTGATTCTGGTAGGTATAGCGGGAGGCTTTATCCGGTCTGTGACCGGCATGTTCAAGTTGAGAGGATAATATGAATAAAGATGAAGTTGATCACGTATCGTTTCAATTGTTCGGGATGAAGGTAACAATCCAATTCACATTGAATTGGTACGACCCGGGTCTGAATGGGGGCGAATCTCAAACGATGGAAACCTGTACCATCATAGGTAGGCATGTGGACGGCCAGATCTTCAAGGCTGCCGGCGTGTCGATCGTACACCCTACCGATATGGCGGTCTGGGAGAAGATGACGGGGCGCAAGTTAGCTCTGGCAAGCGCCGCGGAAGCGCTTTACTGGGGTAATGCCTGTGCCTACAATATGATGAGCCTGGAGCAGTATCAAAAAGTTTGGTGGAGCGCTTACCAGAGAAAAATCCACGACCAGCCAGATTGGGTTGAACCACCCAGTCTACCAGTCTCTGTAGTGTTTATATAGGAGGGACGATGAATAAACCGCTCTATGTCCTGTATACGCCCTTCCAGGGAGACGGGGATATGTGGGGTCCGTACCATGACCTGCGTGAGGCCAACCAAAACGGCGCGAATATGAAGGAGAAAATCCAGTCGGGAGAGTGGGAAAAGGGCGAAGTTAAGATCATCGATGAAAATTGCCATACCGTCCGCTTGGTTTACAAGTCAGAAGAGGGAAAGGAGGCTTGACACGCGGAAAAGGAGAGGCTATAATTCAGGCAGAGGTCGAGCGATCCTGAGGGCGCTAGCCTCCCACTATAGCACCTTACAATTTTCACGAGATAGCCCCCCTCAATGTGGCTAATCTTTCTCCCCTCCCTGTGGTAGTGAAGATGTAAGGCAAGCCCCCCGTAATCGGGGGGCTATTTTTTGAAAGAGGTTATATGAAATTCGTGTTTGAAGACTTTCAGTTGATTCCCTATACCCGCATGACTACGAGAGGCCTGTGGATACCCAAGGCGCAAAAGTATATCCAGAACCAGACCGCTCTCGCTTGGGGCTACAAGGCACAGATGCTACAAAACGACTGGCCAATGCTCCCGCCGCGTGTACCGCTTTTTGTACGCTGGCTGGTAGTGCGCACGGGACCGCTCTACCAGTGCGATATTGATAACCTGCTAAAAGCGCTATGTGATGCTGCCAAAGGCGTGGTGTTTGTGGATGATCGCTATATCACCAGAGATCTTGGGGGAGAAAAGCGCCAAGGCCGCGCAGGGGTCGAGGTCGAGTTTGGCTTGGTTGCAGACCTGTAAAAGCATACAATTTATCTTGCGCCGCGCTGGCATGAATAAAAGATTGAGCGCCGCGCTAGACAAATTGTTACGATTTTGTCTACGATCACGGAGAAATGTCTACGATGTTGTGTTGTATGCGTTTACGGAAACGATAATGTTTTTGTTTGCAAGCAGCAGAACAATATCTGCTGTTGGGTTTTCCTTGAAATAAATGACCACATTGTTTACAACGAAAGGGAACAATCTTTTGAGGGCCATAATGTATAGGTGGTAATGAACGCGCTCGTGAAGGCTTTTTTGGTGTTCTTCTCCAGAAAAAGAATATCTGAGAAATACTATTTCGCATATTTTCAGAATGAGTACAAAACCGCAAATTGCATTTTCTGTTATCACATCCTACGCCATTAATATGATCAACCTCATGTCCTTTTCTTTTCCCCATTATTAGCAGATGCATCGTAATAGAACGATCTGCAATCTGTCCTATTACATATCCTTCACGAGTTACACTCCATCTATGGCGATTCAATAGTGGATAATCATCGTCGTCCACGAAAATCTCATCCCCGCTAATTGAATATATGATTTGCATATAGCCTCCAAAATATAAAGCCGCTACTTTGTTTTGCTGTTGGGTCTAGGAACAGCGGAATTAACAAAGTAACGGCTCTATATAAGCAAATTAAAATTCCGCTCATTCCTAGACAAAACTATTTTACCACAGTTAGTTTGCGGAATCTATATGCTCTTTGTTTGCATTTCCAAGAACAATAACGGGCGTTGCGCGCGCCTTCAAACTCTTCACCACATACGCGGCAGATTCTTAATCCTTTTACTGCTTGTTGTCGAAACTCGTTGGGGACGGGGGGCGAGGTTGGTGCGCCTCCTGCACACCGGGAGGGGCGGTGACGATCACAGTGGGAGCCGCGCTGGCGTTAAAAGCCGCAGGGCCGCGCTTGGGTGCGCCGCGCTTGAAGAGGCCACGTTTGGCATTGGCGGGTTTGTGACTGTAAATCTGCTTGCGCCCATTACCGCCTGGAGTGGTAGTCATGGGCATCAAAGGAACATCCCTCGCTACACCAGACAGAACATTACCGTGCAGAAACTCATCGGTTTTACCCTTTTCTAAGCGTTTGTTGCGGATGTGGAAGGCTGTGACCGTTTCGATCTGTTGAATCGCCTGGGCATAAATGGAGTCAGCTATGCCGCGCCCCAATTCGTGCTGTTTGCGATCAAGTTCAGCGTGGGCGTCGATGGAAGCGCCGCGCACGATTTTAGCAACAGCCTGAGCGTTTTCAATGGAGTTCATGAGGGCCGGATCGCTGATGTGGAACAGATAAGTGAGGGTGATGTGGGTGATAAGCGCTACCACCACCGTACCAATTAAAAGCCAACCCAAGCGAGACATATCACTGAATACCACCAGATTTTGAGACATGATCAGTTCGCCGGCAGCCATTACTACCGCGCCAAGTAAGCCCACAACAAAACCCAAGCCGGCGAAGCCCCACTGCGCCGTTCCTTTGGCATGGCAGACGAATTGGAAAAACCAGATTAGCGCACCACCGTCAAAGAGCAGGACGGTAGCTAACTGCAAGATGAAATTTCCTGGCACCAAGCGTCCGGCCATGAGATAGGTCAGCACCGATGAATAGGCGATGACCAAGGCAGCAAAAATGAAACCAAAAATCTTTACCCAAAACTTCAGGGTGTCGTTCATAGCATCCTCCTTGTGAAATTTTTTGAGAATTAGAGCCGCGCTAGGAAGCGCCGCCGCAATTACTGACGGGGATCGGGAGATCTACGTGTTCAGCCTGCACATTCCAGGTCGATAGGGATTTCTTTTGTATATGCTCCAAGATGATATAATAATTTCCAACTGAACAGACCACGCGCCATCCTGATGTAGCCCATTCGTTGAGTGTATCTTCCATGACTTTCATGGTGGTGTTATTACCCCAGAAAAGTATTTTATATTCCATTACAGCCATCCTCTCATTTTGGCATATTCGTCTGCGTTTAAATGCTCATTCTGGCAGACAGAACAGGAAGTCCAATGCGCCTGATAGGCCAACCGCGCAGACTCGGAGGCCGGCGTGATCTCGCCCGTCTTGCGCCTGATCTCGGCTTTGTTATCGCCGCGCTTTACCTGCGGGACAAGGTGTACCCAGTTCTGGTAGAGAAGCGAACCCTCATTGCACATTGAAGTCGAAGTCCTCTGGCGGAGGTACAAAGCCGGGTATTGAAGACCAGGATTGGACTAAAACCTTGAGGGGTTCACGCGCCGATTCCATGAATTTATGAAAGGCCGGATCGATTATGGCGCGATACTGGGCAATTGCCTCATCGTATTTCTTGCTTTGTTCCAAACACGTCAACTTATCATCAGACCAACAGGATGTGCGAACCCACCTTAATGCTAAAGTAGCATCAGAGTTAATGGCTTCAAACTGGACACGAAAGGGACGAATCGTCTCGGCAAAGGAAAAATAGGCGGCCCTACAACGCCCCAGGAGTTGATCACACTTTTGGTGAATTTCAATTCCGTTTTCTAACGCCCATGATGGAAGTGTCTCTAGTTCATCAAACTCAAAATTATCTTCGCTCCACCCCGGATATTGAACGCGCACAAAAGGCCGCGTGAAAACACTGCTTCTTTCAACAATTCCCTTGCGCTTTAATATGGTGGTATGGGAACAATCCCCTACCAGGTCTGGTTCAGCAAACCAGAGATCCAATTTCTTGTCTATGATAATACCGAATCCACTACACATTGGAAACTCCTATCAGGAAATGGTTATAAAGTAATGATTTGTTGGTTATGAGATCCACGCCCACGTCAGACTTTGAGATGGGTTCTTGGCGGAGCATGGCGGGGTTCATGTAACAAACCGTAGGCGTTGCGCCGTATTTCTCTTTGTAATATTCAATCGCCCCACGTATCTTGACGGCGATGGTTTTTTTGGGATCGTTATCAAACCAGAGCATACCTATCATAAAAAATCTCCTTTCTAGGAGCATTATAAAGGGAAAGGGTAATTCTGTCAAGATATTGGCATTGACAGATAACGGGGAGGGTGGTAAACTACGAACTAGAAAGGAGTTTTTATGACTGAAATACGAAATACCATTGTTATTGAAGCGATGAGCAAGTTTCGAGGAGACCGGGCTATCCTGCAGTTGAGCAGGGAAACAAAATTGAGCCGCATCACCTTGAATGCTTGGTCGCTCGGGCAACTACCCGATCTGGGAGTTCTCCTCAAGCATTATTTTATGGGAACGGCGGAAGGAAAACTTCTGGCGTACACCCTGCTGGTTCTGCTACATCCTGATGTGGCAAAACGACTCCCCATCGCGGAGTGATAATGGACACATGGACCCCTCTGCCGATTGGGCATAAAGTACGCTCAGAGAGATATATTTTGGTTCGTTGTCCAAATCATCCAAAAGCCAAGAAAAATGGCTATGTTTTTGAACATAGATTAGTCATGGAAAACTATTTGCGGCGGTTTTTAGAATCTAAAGAGTATGTTCATCATATCAACGGCATTACTGATGATAACACTATTGATAATCTTATGATAATCTCTCCCTCTTTACATGCTCAAAATCATATTCGTTCTTGGCCTTTGGAGAAAACCCAAAAGCGGATTGAGCAACTTTTAGAAACCATTAAAAAAAGAAAATTGCCTCGCACCTTGGTGCCTTGTCAATGTGGGTGTCACGAACTTATAATGTCTCGTAATAAATGGGGGCGTCAAATGAAATACAAAATGGGCCATACTCATCGGGGCAAACACTGGAAATGGCATAATCCCAAGGAGCCAATTTAGATGTCAACCACCAAAATACCCTACGTTGATTGTGTATGGAATGTTACCACTGGTTGCCACAAGGCAAGTACGGGTTGCGACCATTGTTGGGCGGAACGTTTCGCCAAGCGCCTGCGAGGGATGGGAGTGCCGCAATACCAATGTGTTGTAGACGAGAAGGGTTGGACCGGGATCTACCAGCAAGTTTTGAACGTGCTGGACAAGCCAAGAAGTTGGAAAACACCGAAGCGCATCTTCGTGGATTCTATGGCAGATTTGTTTGTGGATGATACGGGGGAATATATAACGCAACCATGGATCAATCTGCTATGGATAACGATGCACGACTGTCCACAACATACTTTTTTGATCCTCACCAAGCGCCCAGCGCGCGCAAAGATTGTTATAGAACAAGCCATGCAGGATCTGAATTTGACCGAGCCGCTTCCTAATGTCTGGGTGGGGGTTAGTGCAGAAAATCAGGAATATGCAGATTTGCGCATCCCACTCCTGCTGAATATTCCTGCTACGCTAAGATGGATCAGTGCAGAGCCGCTGTTGGGCGAAATCAACTTGACCTATATCATGCTGAACGGCGCAGTAATGACCGACGCCCTTCAAGGATATCGCTGGAAGCATGAATGGCCTTATTATCAATCGGGGTGCCCTCAAATAAACTGGGTGGTGGCAGGTTGCGAGAGCGGTCCTGAACGCCGGCCAGCCGATATAGAGTGGTTTCGTCGTCTTCGCAATCAATGTAATTATACAGCCGTGCCTTTTTTTCTTAAACAAGTGGAGGTAGGCGGAAAAGTTGTCCCTATGCCACTGCTAGATGGATACAAGCGCGACCAATTTCCAGGGAAGGAATGGAATGAACTTCATCCCCGAAACCCCTAAAAGTAGTGTCAAGGTTCCATATTATGATGATGTCACGCGCGAGGCCGGCTGGCAGGGACAGACTACCACCAAGAATCTTGAGCGGCTCAAGTCCGAGATTGTTGAATCGATCAACCGCTTGGGTGGAATGGTCATGCGCTTCCAGCGTGGCAAGTTTCAGATTGAAACACAAACACGCGAGGGATTTCGCATTCATTACATCATTGAAACCAACAACGGCGCTTCAATTCCAGGTCGTATTGATATCGCCGCTCTACCCGTAAGGGCTGGAAATCGATCTTCTTTGAATACGCGTCTGGATAAATCACTTCGCATGTCTCTTTTTATGCTCCGCACCGCGCTGGATGGCACTTGGTTTTTACAGCAGTTATCACCCGGTTATGCGCCTCTTATGCCCTGGATGCTGGCCGAAGGAGAGAAAACTATCACCCAACTCTGGCAGGAGAGTTCTGTCATGCAAAACCTTCTTCCACCGGGAGAGACCGATTTTGTGGAAGGCGCATATAAATGATAACTCCAAGATTATTCCCCGAAAAGTATATCTATACCGTTCAAGTTAAGGCGATTGTTGAACGACAAATAGAGGTTGAGAGTGACCACGAATTAACGGTAGGTGAAATCAGCGAAAAGGCGCAATTGATTTTCAGGCGAACAATATATGGTGGTTGTGATCGAGTGGAAACTGGAGCAATAGAGTTGGCGCAAATAAAACCCTCAGATTTGGTAAAAGGTGAATACAAATGAGTGACTGGAACGAATCCCCTAAAAGCAGACCATCAACCATGTTGCCGATTGAATTATGCGATCACAACTTCGCTTATGGCGGTGTTAAGTATCGAGATATACAACAACTTCCGGGTACGGGGGCCAAGCGCAGACTTTATTTTGATTGGTTTTACTGCACCAAATGTTTGTGTAATACGTTTGTAAAAATAAATTATGAGGCGAGTTCATTTCAGCCTTTATTATTCAACGCCACGCCGGCGGCATTGGAGGATGAAAAATGATAACGAAAGAATTAGATGATCGATTACATCGGATCGAGTTAGAAGTAGGTATGTTACGTGAGGAAATAGACCTACATAAAATAGAAATGGCGTCGCCTGTTTTTAAAAATGGGTGGCGCTCCGCGTGCTGCGGTTGCCCGACCACGGGAAAATTGGTATGGGTAAAAGCAGCAGTGTTGCCTTTTAGGATAGGAATAGGAAAATATCAATCTCATCATTGGTTTGTAACAGATTGTGATGGGATCATCTATAATGATTTTGAGGCCTATTCCCTTCATCCTGTGGAAGTAGAATCATGGCGTTATATTGATGACTTACCCTGATTCCAAATCAACCGAGATCGTGCGTGAGGCTCTTCTGGAAGATGGCCGGATCGTGGAATATGATGTTTGTTCAAGAGACAAACAGGCGTTTTCGGGTCTAAAATATCGCATTTTAGGAAAAGGCACCACATACTCCATCAACGGGGTGCGCCAGACGGATAATAACCCCAAGTGGTTCTGGGTCAAAAAGGAGAACAAATGAAAATTAAACGCTGCCCTAATCCCTACTGTAATGCAACCGCCAAAGACTTACGCGTTGCCGGCGATACCGTATTTTGGGTTGTTTGCAATAAGTGTAAAATGGAAGGGCCACTCAACCATATCAAAGAAGAGGCTATTTCCAACTGGAACGACCTGCCGCGCCGCAAGAAAAAAGAAAACGATTCACCAATAACCAACGCGCGCCAAAGGGCAATTAAACTACTAAAATCCTTGTTGGACGATATCAAGAAAGATAAGGTTGACCCGAGAAATATGGAGCTTTCTTTCGAGAAAGTTTATGACAAGGACGATGATCCTTGCGTTGCCACGTCAATTGATACAGGACAACGCGTTATCACCATAAAATATTACGACGTTAGAAAGACAGTCCAATGACTAAACTCGATCCGGTCTATGTTACGTATCGACTGCAGAAAATAAAGGAAATGATCGCAAATGGTGAATCCTGGGAGGCCATCAAGGCGCGGTTTAATATCTCGCGCCAGCGCGTGTATCAATTACTGCAGAAGGAAGAAGGATATACCCATAGTGTGCGCCTAGCTTCGCTTCCCACTATGAATCAACTATATAAGTTTATATGCGATTACAAAGCGAATCATAATGGGAACTCTCCCTCCCTGGCCGAAGCGCGCGATGCTATGTGCCTCGGCTCGATGGAGCGCGTTCATTATCTTCTAAACCGATTGGTGGAAAATCATAAGGTGAGCATTGATGGCACCCGCCAGTCGAGAAATATTGAAGTCGTCGGGAGCCAGTGGATTCCGCCGGCTTCCCAATAACAAAAGGAGAATGTCATGAAAAGTTTTATGGCTGGTTTACTGATCCTCGTGATTTGTGTTTTGTTAATAGGTGGATTGGTGGTTGGCTACATGGCTGCCACCGAGCAACTCTACCCGTGGTGGCTGTTCATCCAGCGTAAATCGGTAGAGTCAAGCAAGAGTTTCACCGATTCCAATAACAACATGCTCCAGGCCTATATCCTGGAATATGCGCGCCTGGAAACCAAGATATCAGAAGTCCAGGATAACGAATCGTTGGTCGCCGCTTATCAGGCGCAACAGAAAGCGATTATTACCAAGATGTGTACCCAAATATCAACCATGAAGAGGGATACGGTCAACCCGACCACCCTCCAGTGGCTACAACAGAAAGGAAACTGCCGATGAAGAAACTTGTTTTCGCTATTGTAATATTGAGCCTGATTCTGGTCGCCTGTGCTATGAGCCCTAGCGTAAATGATATTGAGCAGAGCCAGCAGAAACAGGGTGGAGTCTCGATCGTACAGAACCAGCCCATCCCCGACTTGGGAGGCTACAGTCTGGAACGACAGATTGTGATTGAAACTTATCTGGCGCGTAACAGCACCATCGCTACCTATTCTTATATGATCACCTATGACGGCAAGATCATTGAAATCTGCCCATCCATCGCTTATCCCATTCCCTACTCTACTCGCCTTACCAGCCCTGATAAAATACTAGGGGAGAGTTATGCAAATTCTGTTGTTTCTAATGCTGAACCCAACAGTCTATACCCCCCTGGAGATGCCGCGCCGACTCTCGTACAATGTGTGAACGCTGACGGGAGCGTAAGCCCGGTCTACATTGAGTGGTATGTGCTGGCCTTTCCCTTCCGTATCGAGAGCGATGCTCAATTGAAACGGATCGGAGAACCGTCTTTCACGATAGACATCAATAAAAAATCACCGTGAAATCCCTCTTGACAAAACTATGCCATTATCATACAATAATGGCGTAGTGATTTGACCCTACCTGGCGTGGCTTCCAGAATGGCGCTCTCCCAAGAATCCTTATGGGATGTCTTATGTCCTTTCCCCATGGAGGGCGCGGGAAGGCCACAGGACACGAGACATACCATAAGGATTTTTGCTGTATGAAAATTCAATATAAACCCTATTCTTCTTTCAAGGCCAATCCTGTTGAGTTAACCACTTGGATTGTACATATTTTTTATGAACATGACGCCAATGATCTGGATGGAATCAGCGTTGAATTGGCAGTTGCAAACCTTATTGAATTGCTAACTGAAAAAGGTTTAATTTCTCTTTATGATGTTGCCAGAATTTTAAATTATCATGATCCTCTTGTGCCTGCCCCCGACTAAGATCAATTTAGCCAGTTTGGCAGGAATGCGTTTAACTTACTAACTGCCAGAGACATAGCGCCTTATATCGCGGTATAATCATCTCCATCATGAACCGCTGCGCACAAAAGCCCAGAGTACGTAAGAGCGTGAAATTCGCGACCGTCCTGTTATGGGACTTCCAAGCAAGCGTAAATTGAACAGACCTGGGGCGTCCTGCCAAAAGCAGGTGGCTTGGAGGGGAGTGGGCTACTCACTGTAATGACCAGTAGCGCCTGCACACCCAGATGTCCATAGATGGAATGGGCATCATTGCGCCTGCACATAAGAAAGAAAATAAAATGAGTAATATAAGTCAAGAGAAACTAGGGCAGTTCAGGGAAACCATCCGAGAGATTCTGGACAGTTGTACTCCTGGCGGAGTGTCTGAGGAGATCGTATTGGCTGTTGTTTCGGCCGCGCGCATTGCGTTCACCAACGAATCGGATACGCCCGCGCGCAAGGGAACATTTACAGCCATGATTGACGGGTTGACACGTGTGCAGACCATCAAGGCCACCTGTCACTCGCGCTTTGGCATGAACTACCATTGGGACCGCAAAGAAGGTCAGGATATGCTGGAGTTTTTATCAACACGGCCCGATGAAGAGACCCTGGATAAGTTTGCGGATTGGTGGGAGAATCATGACTGGCGCGGTCAGAAGCGCCAGCCGCCGACTCTCGGACAGATATACGAATACTGGCCGCAGGCTTTTCAGAGAAAGGAATCTGAGCGGCCTCAGATTTATAGAGCAGGAGACAAGACATGATAGGTTCATATCCAACCGTATTCGCTTTAGGGCATAAAATGATCGAGGGGATATTCAATGACCCGGTTTTGGTGGAAGAGAAGATCGATGGGTCACAAATAAGTTTTGGACTTATTGAAGGCGAACTGATGGCGCGCTCCAAAGGCGCACAACTGGTGATCGACAGCCCCGAAACCATGTTTGAAAACGCCTGCCAAACCATCAAGTCCCTGCAGCCCAACTTACACGCCGGCTGGATTTATCGCTGTGAATATCTCACCAAGCCAAAACACAACACACTCTGCTATGATCGGATACCCAAGAATTACATGATCGGATTCGATATCCAGACAGGCTTGGAAGACTATCTCACTCCCGAAGAAAAGGAAATCGAGTTTGGTTTAATTGATCTGGAGTGTGTCCCGGTTCTCTATGAGGGTAAAGTGGAGAACGCGGAGATGTTGAAGGAACTCCTGGAAACCAAATCGATTTTAGGCGGCACCAAGATCGAGGGGGTGGTGGTCAAGAACTACACCCTGTTTACATCTGAGAAGAAAATAGCCATTGGAAAGTATGTTTCAGAAGCATTCAAAGAGGTTCAGGGAGGCGAGTGGCGCAAGGCCAACCCGACGCAAGGCGATGTACTTCAAACGTTGATTGATCGCTACCGCACCCCCGCGCGCTGGCTGAAAGCGGTTCAGCACCTGCGCGATGCCGGCACTCTGGAAGGCTCACCGCGCGACATACCTGCTCTGATTACGGAAATCAAGGAAGACACTAAGAAAGAATGCGAGGAGGAGATGAAAAACATTCTCTTCGCTCACTTCTGGTCCAAGGTACAGAGAGGGTTGATCGCTGGCTTCCCCGAATGGTGGAAGGAGCAACTTCTAGAGTCTGCGTTTGGAGATAAACCAAGTGGTTGATACGCTAGAGCAGGAAGTCATCCTTCCTCCACAGTCCAGGGATGCAGAAGAGTCACTGGTGGGAGCGGTTTTGATCAACTCCCCCGGTATGGATGAGATTGGGTTTTTGGAGGAGTCTGATTTTTATTTCAGCACCCCGCGCGCAATCTGGCGCGCTATACAGAAGGTGCGGGAGCAGAATACTCCCGTTGACTTCCTGACGATTATCGATCGGATGGGGAAAGATGGAGATCTGGAAGATGTGGGGGGACCTGCCGGCCTTACTGCCATTATCAATAATGTATCTTCTTTCAACCTTGTTGCTTATGCCAAGATCGTCAAGGAGAAAAGCCAGAGACGCGCGCTACTCGAACAAGCTAATCGCATGGCGCAGGTGGCATTGGACGAGAGCCAGCTGATCGATGAGGGGATCGGGAAGGTGCTGGATAATGTCGTGAGCGCCACCCAGAGCGCCGATAAAGGGCTGCGCCATATCAGCGCTGGCCTAAAGAATAATTACGAGTACGTGGAGCAGCGCAGAGCCAATCCATCCAATATCTGGGGGATCAAGACCGGTTTCTACGATTATGATGACTTCACGGGTGGTGTTCAGAAAGGCGAAGTGCTTTATATTTCGGGACCGCCATCCTCGGGCAAGACCAAGTTGGCGACACAGATGGCTGTACAGGCATCATTACCCGAGAACGGCAATCATGCGGTGGCTATCTTCTCCTTCGAGATGAGCGAAGCGCAAATTATTAAAAGGGTCATCAGCACCAGAGAACATATCAGCACCTTCCAGATGGACAGCGGAAACATAAAGGATGATGTTTTCCAGAATTATTTGGGTGACATAGAATACTTGGAAGCCTTACCCATATATATTTCTGACAAATCCCTGACTCCGCAGGAGTTCCATGCCGAACTGGCGCGCGCCAAAAAGAACCTGGGAATAGAGTTGTTTGTCCTGGATTATTTGTTGATGATGTCTGGTTATGTGGATATGGATGAAACGCCGCGCTCCAGCATACTGTCCAGACTTGTGAAACGCAGCACCCTGGATCTTGATCTGGCAGGTATAACTGTGCTTTCGACCACCAAAGATATTATAGGCTCAACGGCGACTCCCACTAGCAAGGACGTGCGCGGCAGCGCCCAAGTCATTTTTGATGCCGATATTATCGCAATACTCACCCAATGCTCCGAACCTGGACGGCAGAACGTTTCATATCTTACCTTCACCAAGACCAGAAATATCGCCAAACCACTCAATAGGGGAACGATTGAACTTCTTTCAGACAATGTTTATCCTGTTTTCCATAATGCAACGACAGTTGACATCAACAGTTACGTAAAATGATGCTTTATTAATGGTTATCAATGATAAGTTTTCTCATCTAAAACCATTGACTTTTTGATAATCTGGATTATAATAATCACAACTAGAAAAGGAGAAGCATGATTAAATATTTTCACGAATTAACCGAGGAGGGATTTAACCAATTGGTTGGTTTACATAGTTTAACTTGGGAGGTCTGCGCCCAATTATACCCTCAACCCAAATGGTGTGAATATCCTGGTGCGGTCTGCGGAGAGATGGGATGTTGGTCGCTAATGATGTTCCGCATTCATAACTATGAAAATTGCAATGGATGTGAATTACAGAAAGCGAGAACCCTGGCTGGTAGACTTCGCCGCTGGCTGAAACTCGATTTCCTTCCTGCCATCCGTCGTTTTCTCAGGTTCAAGTTGGGTATTAAGTTAAGGAAAAAGGCAAATAAATGACAGGCAACCAATTGGAATTTTTAAAATCCATTCGCGACCTTTTGAAACGGGGGAATGGTTTGCGTTATATAAAGAACAGTCCCCGCAAGCGCACGAGGCTGAAGGCAGAGCCACAACCGCGTGTGGGCGTGACGCGCAAGGATAAGAAGCAGAGCAAGGCGCGACGCAAGATGGCGAAGGAATCCCGCCGCATCAACCGGGGCCAGAGATGAAATTCAAATATGATGTAGCATATGATATCGTAGCCGGCGTGGTGGGCACCGCCATCTGCCCCAATTGCAGGTGTAATTTCCCTGCATTCAAAGACGACGGGGAGAAACTGATCTGCCCGGAGTGCGATTCTGAAATCCAAAACCCGTTTTATAAGAACCACAAGGAGCGGAAAAAGGAAGGATAAGATGAATTACAAAGAATTTGCAGTAGAGATTATGAAGTGCTATGAGCTATTGCTAAACGACATTCAGTCATCGCCTATAACTAGCATTGGTTCATTGAAAAATACTTATTCTTGCCAACTGGACCGTTATAGGATTGACGGAATAGCCAATGCGGCGAAAAAACTTAAGACTGATCTTATCGCAGAATGTAGTACCAAGCCTCGTCGCGGCAAGTGGCGCGTCCTGAGTGAAACAGAACCATGGGAAAAGGGGGATGTCATACACTACACGGAAGGTCATTCCGAAGCTGGCCAGACCGTAACCGTTGATGGATTTCTTGTTGGCAAAACTTTAGCGGGGTGGCCTCCCCGCGAAGCCTATGATTATGTTGAGCGACGCGTACCCAAGCATCCAAGCCTTGCGAAGTTGTGCAAGAGGCTGAACAAACATCAAACTATTGAATTATTTCACGATGGTACTTGTTGTTTATATTCTTATGAACCGGCGGTTAACGCACATAAGGAACTAAACTTTGATTCCATTGCACAAATTAAAGAATACTTGGCAGCTATGCAAGAGGTTGAAATAAAACATGATCAATGTCCATGATCGGGTAAACAAACTGGCCGGCGCTATTGAAAAGGACTGGACGGCTGTGGATTTCGGTTGCGGCGACCAGTGGCTGGCGGAATTACATCACAACACCATCAATGTAGATTGTGTGAATAATAGTGGCGTGGATTACTGTGTGAACCTTGACGTTGAGCGCCCAGATGTGTGCGGTGACTGTGCAGTCTGTTCTGGCCTGCTGGAATGGCTACAAGATCCGCTTGCTTTACTGGACTGGCTGTTCCTCAATGGCCGCTTTCCGAGAGTCTATTTCAGTTTTGCACTGATGAAAGCTGACCCGCGCTGGATTTACGCCTGCACCATTGAACAGATCATCATCTTGTTAATGAAGATTGGTTGCCAAGTTAATATAGTGCCTTGGCAGGGACAGGTGCTGTGCTATGCAACCAAACTCTAAACCCGGAATGCAACTAAAATTAATCATTTGGAGTATCGTCTTTGGTCTTTTGTTTTGGGTAAGTGTTATCGTTGCCGCGAGAATATTAACATGAAAGAAGGCGCGTGAATATGAGAAAAACTCAATGCCTGTTTTGTACATCACGCAGATGTCATCACAGGATAGTTACCCCCGATTTAAAATTTGATGAGATTGCATGTGGTAGGCATATAAAAGAACTAGAACGCCATGCTGATGCGATATTACATGGCGCGCTACGCACCAATATCGTATCTATGGGAATACTTAATCGCGGGTGCCCCTATCCATTTGCAGAAAAGTTGGGTAGATTCGCTTGGCCCCAACCCCAAGTTGGCGTAATGATATACGAACATACTACATGAAAGAGCACCACTGCTGTTCTGATTGCTGTTGTCTCGTGGCGCTCTTCTATTTATTATTGAGTTGTCAGATTGTTCATGTATATATAGTTGCCCAAGCAAGGCGAAATCACGCCGTTGATGCTATAGGCAATTGTAACCCCCCATTGACCAGGAAAACCTGATACGATTTTGGATATCTTCACCCAATTCATTGAATGGAGTGTGGTGATTATCTTCCCCGTTACAGCATTAGGCTGGTAGCGGATGTTGCGTTCAGGGACATTAACGATATACCATGTTCCTTCAATTGGAGGGGGAGGTGGAGGGAGTATTGATCCGAGTTGGATGCGGTGGAGAAAGTCGTCCTTTTCAATGGTGGAAACGCTGCAATCACATTCTTTGATACCATAAATATATATGGGATCTAACGTTTTGGCGTTGGCGCACAGCGCCTGTGCGTTTCCCTTCATCGTAAACTGCCAACCGATTACCTTGGAAGCAAGTCCCAAATCATAGGCCGTTTGTGGGAGTTTGTTCGCATATTTCGCAAGGAAAGAAGTGTAATCGGTGTAGAAACTGATTGACCAAGGCTTATAAATATATTGAGCGATCCACCACCAGTAGTCGGGCAACCATGCGGGTGTTTTCAGGTCTTCGGTGATGTATTTCTTGTTGGAATAGTTGAGAGGCTGGTATCCAGTTATATCCTCGACGCGATGATTGGCAGCCAACGCTTCTGAAGCATTGACACAGCGCATACCGCCCCATGGCGGTTCGATATCGATGCAGGTTGCTGACGCGCGCACTCCATATAAACTCAGGTAGAAATCGACCTGGCTAGTGATGGGACCATCGCTGATGTCGGGTATCCACCAGGTAAAGTAAGGTACGCCATTGGCGTATGCGCCGTCCACCTGCTCTTTTAGAAGCGGGTTCTGCCATGTTCCTATGCCGGCCTGGATCGCCACCACATCCTGGTTGAGTTTGGTAAGATCCCAATTAATACCCCCGTTCCGGAACCAGACATCCAGATCAACAATTTTACTTTGGTTCATTCAAACCGGCCTTTTCACCGTCTGGTAAATCGTCCATCACTATTAAAGGTCCAAGCATAGTCACCAGGGCCGGGGTCAGTTCAAGAGAGGGATCGCAGTATAAAACAGAGAACAAGATATTGTTGATCTCGTGGCTCTCTGTTTGCTTCATAAACTCGTCCATCTCTTCATTGAACTTTTTGCGCGCCTCTTTGTCTTTGAATTCAAAGTTGTCCGTCTTTTCTACAGGATTAGCGTACTTATACAAGGTCATCATGCGGGACTGCTGGAAGGCATCCAGACTATTCTGCAGTTTGCGCTGTGTCACCGTCAGCCAGTAAAAAACTTTCGGCTTCAAGTTCTTTTTCTGTGCCATCTTTCCGATGGCTTCGCCGGCGCTTACGATTTCTCTGAGTGTGAGTTCCATAGGTGCTCCTTTCTATCCTATTATATCATAAGGTTCAATTCAACTTAACCACAACCCAACCTGGCACAACGGTAGCGCCGGCCAGTGTGCCGGCAACAGGACCTGGGGTGAGCGATGGACGCGCCGTTAGTGTGTTGATTATTCCACACTGCAAGTCGTCAGCCAGTGCCCCGCGGATTTGGCACATGGTTGTAGCGGCTGCGCCAATTAATACCCACAGGTTATCGCCAGGATTAGCCGGCACGGTAAGATTAATGGTGGTGTTCTTGCGCCCTGTGCTGTTATAAACTGCGCTTACATCTGCATATCCTAAGCGCGTGAGGTCAGGGCAAGCGCCATTGAGTGCTGGAGTTCCTTTATAGATAGCTGTTTCGGCCCATGTGATTGTCACCAAGGCGGTAGTGACATTGACGAGTAAATTGATTGCGCTGGTTGCAAACGGGGCCACGCCTAAATAATACGCATGACATACGCCAGTCGCCAAGGCGGTTACTGCAGTTAGGTTAGCCGCATCTTTGGTGGAGTACCCCAACAGGGGAGCCATTCTTACCAGTGAACCACCTATTTTTTCCATCCCCAAAATATCTAATACTTTAAATCCTGTTTCTGGTGTATAAACCCAAGTTTCTCCAGGTGCCAAAGTACATTTCCGTAGAATTCGATAGGTGCTGTTGTTATTCAGCCTAAAATAGATGGTAACGGCGGCGGTATCGGCATTGTAGATGCTCAACATCTTGACCTGGCGTTGGGTGGATGCCGCCGGAGCCGCTACTGCCGTTACCGCCGTTACGCCATTGGTCTGAGTATCGCTTGCTCCAGGTGTCGCTGCACTGGCTGTATGATCTACATAACTGGCGTAAATTGGTAGTTGATTAGCGGCGACAGCGCCGCCTAGATAAACCTCAAAACTTTTGGTTACAGAATCTAAAAACATGGACTCATCCTCCTATGAAGATTCTCGACATCACTTGTCCGTGCGATAACCCGCCCCCGCCGCCCGGATGTGTGTGAGTGTTGATCTCGCCCGTGAGTTTGGCTTGAATCTCCTGTGTTGTAATATCGCTGTTTTTCTGCGCGTTGCTCGGAGCATGGGGGCTGGTGATGTGCGTTTGAATATTTGCATTGGCAGCCTCTTTGCCTGCCAGATCGTTCACCAGATTCGTAACATCGGTTTCAATGTGAGCATGTGTGGCGTTGGCTTTTTCATCAAATTCGGCTATTAAATCCGTCTGGTCGGTAATTGCGCCAAGTATATTGCCCCAATAAGGAGATCCTCCACCCCCGCCAATTTCCACCAAGTTCGTAGAAGATATGGCTTTATAAAATTTTCCTGTGTCTTTGCAAAAAATCCTGTCACCTGGAATTAAGCCAGTAGTGGGCTTCTCGCTATCCAGATCACAAAATATAGAACATGGAATCGTGCGCTCAGAATTGAATATAGCCTCAATATATAAATGATATTTAGTTGCCATGTCGGCCTACCTTCTCCCGCAAGATCCATTTCCTATCACCCAACTCTTTACTCAGACAATTGATGCAGACGGCGAGATAGCCAAACGTTTCGTTTTCCCACTCCAGCATATAGTCAAACCCGCATACAGGACAGTGAGGTTCACTGGGACCAAAGGTGGAGATCGTGCCGCCGCCGCCCCGGCATTTTGCTGCTCCTGCTTCTGAATAAATAAATACGCCGGCGGCGGGATTTCCTGTAGGAACGGTGCTGGCGTCACCCAGGAACAAGCCTCTATCCATGGTCTGCCAGTTTGGCGCACCTGTAGTTACCAAAGCTATATTCTCGGTTGCCGCTGAAGCATCCAGGAATAGCATGTGAGTTAAAGAATTACCTTCGATACGGGTGTCTGCGTCAAATGCCTGATCGTTGATAATCGCTCCGCCATTTAGGACAACTTGTGTTATAGAGCCATTTCCAATAACGACTTGATTGTCGGCGGTGGTATACGCACCGAAACCCAATGCCATAGAGTTGTAGGCATCAACTTTTTGGGAGGCATGGTAGCCGGCGCTATCGCCCAAGAAAGAATTAGAAGAGCCAGTCGTAATACTACGGCCTGCCAGAGCACCGCAGGCTGTATTGGATTGCCCTTCCACATGAAAACTCCACCAACCCCCAGTCGCACCTGCCCAAGCATGGGTGAAATAGAAATGATCTGCGTCGATTTGTGTTACAGAATAAACGCCGTCATAAAGACCGCCGGTTCCTGAAATCTCAACGCCGTTTGTAATTCCAGGCGGAAGTCCATGACCAGTCGATGTGGCGCGCACTGTACCTGGTACGGTAGCGCTATAGTCCGAGAATGCTGTGATGATTAAACCAGTTGGCACAGCACTATATAATGCCTCATAACCCACCGCAGTGTTATAGTGACCAGCGGTATTTGATCGCATGGCATAAGAACCATAAGCCGTATTGTAGTTTCCAGACACATTCGCATATAGGGTTTCGTATCCGCCGGCGACGAGCAGGGTCCCGGAAGTATTTTGGTTCAGGGTATAGTTGCCTAACGCGCAGTTGTACTCGCCCATATTGCCGTTTATATGAGCGTGATGGCCAACTATAACATTGTGTCTTATTCCTTTCGTAAGCGAGGCGCGACCAATTGCAATATTATATTCGCCGGTGTTATTAAGCAGGGTCATGGCGTCATAGCCGATAGCAATATTATTAGAAGGAGTATCGGGACTAAATAAGGAATAATTCCCGATAGCTATATTAGTGCCGCCTGTGTCATTGTCATGTAAGGCATGGCGACCGATAGCGATATTGTGTGCTCCAGTAGTGTTGTTGTAAGCAGCTTCCTGACCCACAAAAGTATTATAAGAGCCACTTGTGTTGCTGATGCCTACATTATCGCCTATACCAACGTTATAATTGCCTGTGTTACTCGCCAGGAGAGCATATGATCCAACCGCCACGTTGCGATAACCGCCAGTATGATAACGCAGGGCAAAACAACCAACGCCTGTGTTTCGATAGCCAGTTGTATTAACATATAAAGCTCTATGACCTATACCGGTATTATAAGAACTTTCATTTGCCGCTGTAGCTGTTGCACCCGAAGTGAGATTACCGGCGTCTGTTCCCAAGAATGTGTTATAGCCGACTGTGGTTACAGTGCCGTTATTTCCGTAGTTGAAATCATGGCACCATAGTTCTGCATTTTTATAAATAATCCCCGACTCAAGGCTGTGTAGCGTATTAAGAAATACTATGTTGCCGATATGGTCAACGGCGGTATATAAAGCACCCGCGCTAGACTGCCACTCCTGTAGATTGGCGGTTTGGGTAGCGCTGTTGGCCTTGATGATCAACCCGATCCGTGCATCGTTGCTGATCTGGATGATATTGCTCCAGGAAGGATCGGTGGGGGTGCGCGTCAGGATATACCCGCCAAAGCCAGTCAGCGGGAACTCTGCCCACAGATTGGCGGCGCTACCCACAACGAGACTACCGCGTCCAGGAGGGGTGGCTGCTACGGTATCGGTATGGGTGGCGGAAAGAAGCGCGTGCGCGCCGCCGCCACCGCCCGTTGGGTATTCAATGACTTTCGTGCGGTCCAGTTCTTTTTCCAAGGTTTTCTGGCGCTGGAGCAAATTGAATTGGACAGGATCGAAATGATTTACCATGTTGCCTCCAGTCCAACATCAATGGTTTCCGTACTACCAGAAACCGTGACGTGTGCAGAATCAATATACGCATCCATGGATACCTCATCGGTTTCCACCGTGACCTTATCCCCCATTTTATAATGCAGACCATATCGACAACCATCTATATCTGCGACCTTGCCAGAGATGATTCGCTTGGGAACGCGCTTGCGCAGTTCGGCTTCGGCTTCGTCCTTTACGTCTGCCGCTACATCCGTCTCGCGCGCATCGATGAAATATTCAATCCGCCCGAAGGGAGAAACCCCTATGCGCGCGTCATCTTGTGCGTCTTCCACCACTCGTGCTGCATCCTCGCCCTTGCCACCAGCATATATGAAGGTGGCTTCCTCGCTACTATCATCCAGATAGTCGTCATTGGTAAGGTTGCCATACTTTGCCCCGAAGAGAAGCGGAGATAGGCTGCCCTTACTATGATCGACCCCGCGCTGGTTGACATAAGTGCGAAACTCTACCATACTGCTGGTCAATCGCACGATGTCAAAAGCCAGATAGATACCGTTTTGGTAACTATATTCCGCCATTTCCTGGAAGATGTTGAACACCGTGCGGCGCGCGAACTCTTTCTCGATCGGCATGGCGAGGCCAAAATCGGGTTGAATGGAAATCCACTCGCTCCAATCGCGAAGAGCATCAATACAACCAATCCCAAAATTCTCAGAGAAGATTTCTTTCATCATGTCATCGGCGTAATCGGATTTATCGGCATATACTGATTTTGCATCATAGGCCACGATACGCCGTTTCAGGAGATGGTTCAGGTCATATGCCGTGACATTCAGGACGCGATCTCCGCCCTCGCGTGAGATATTGATCTTGCGGATCAACCACTGTGTATCCCCGTCAAGGTAGGCAGGGCGTCCATCAATGGAGCGCCAGACCTCAATGCGATAATCACGCCCGAACCACCACAAAGGAAACTGAGATGGGAGTTTTAGAACTAAAGATCCAACCTCGTTGATCTTGCGCGTGTATTCCAGAGATGAAAATGCGGTCAGTTGTTTGGTAATAGCAGTACCGCGCGGGTCATATAGAGTTAATTCATACTCTGTGGTCATCAGGCCACCCCGCTATCCGCGCTCCAATAGTTTTTCCGCCAGTACATACCCGTCTCTGCCACCGCCCCGGCCTCAGAGCGGTGTGAGAACACTACAATCCTGTTCGCGCCAGGTGCTAATTTGAACGTGGCTAAATCTGAGCCATCAAATAGCGTCTGTTCCACGGGGCGGTAGTTAGACCAGGAGCGAATCTTGCCGGGAGTCATGTCTACCCAGAACCTACCCCCATCATCCATGAGCATGGCGAAGCGCAATTCGTCTCCTGTAGTGACATTTCGGATGTACATATACCCATACTGCCCACCTGTGATCTGGCAAACCAGAGTAGGATGCGCAATTGAACTGCCGTTATTGGTAAAGGTCTGCGCCTGACCACAGTAGAAACGAGCACCAGGTGTTGCAGTTCCGTAATCAAAACTGACGGCGATTTCATTGCCATTCGTGACGCAGATATCCAGACCATCGCAGGCTTGACCATCTGCCTGACCTGGCGGTTGCGCGTCTAGGTAGCCAAAGGTAGAACCATCCCAGGAACAATATTCAAAATTGGCATTCTGGAACGGGCCTTTTATGGCGAAATCTCCTGCCAACCACAGTTTCCCGTCTGGGCCACGACAAATTTTGTAAATAGCCGTGGTGCCGATAATCGTTGTTTGAATTCCTGACCCTAATTGCTCCCAATTCGCGCCGTTGAATACAGCAAAATAGGCTGGCGGTCCCGTAAATGAACCCACGGCATACAGACGACCATCCGCGCCAAAGCACATATCCGATACGTTCCCGCCTGTGAGTCCATCTCCCAGATTATCCCATACCCCCGTAACAGGATCGTATACCGCCACGCGCGAACAAGGTACGGTATCAATATTAGAAAAATGACCGCCCACATAAATCTTTCCATCTGCGCCGACCAGGATTTTCCTGACTATGCCATCACACGCGCCGGCAGGCGTTATATTGACCCACACCGCGGCGTCATCATCATACATGGCGATAAAAGCGGCTACAATTGCGCCACCACCTGTTCCCACATTGGCGAAATCGCCTCCTATATAAACATCGTTGTTATAGGTGGTTGCAATAGCCCGAACTGTGTCATCAGCCCCGCCGGCCAAATCTTGAATTGCGCCAACCGCATCCATATAGGCCAGGTGAGGTTTTGCGCCAATAATGTTATCAAATTCCCCGCCCATATATAGATAACCGCGCGGCGATTCATGCAGAACCAAAATAGTACCATCTGCCCATGGGTTAAACTGTGTGATGGCGCGTGTCCCCAGATCCATAAAGGCCAATCTCTGGCTTGCGACTCCCGCGAATGTATCGAAATCTCCTGCAAAGAAGAGTCCGCCCCAATGGTCAGACTGCAGGATGTCATAGATTTTGGCGGCTCCTCCACCGCTGGTAGCATGTGCGTAGTTGTGCCACTGACCACCTGTATCTCGGAAAGACCAGGCATCGTCATCTGTGGAGTCCAGGTCATCAATGATCTTCCCCTCATAGCCGTCTTCCAATAAGTATGGCCAGGGGGCATTGAAGGTTAGTGCGATGCGTTCCTGGTGGAAGTTGTCAAACTGCCCCCCCATTCCTTCTACATATACTGAGGGTAGTTCCAGAACAAGACCATCTTTCTCACAGCCCCTGCCAAATTCATAGCGCAAGACCATAGCCTGTTTGGGAATAACCAAATCGGGTTTGAGTACATCAATGATATCTTTCCGCTTCTGTTGTATCTTCCCATGCAGTTTACCGAAGATTGCACCCGTGATCGTGAACTGGCGCGTAGGCATATGGGTGTCGTGATATTCGCCGCCATCCAAGGTGCCGAAATCCATGATGTCATTTTCAACGCCTGCCATTCCCAAGCCTGTAAAGCTCATCACTTCCAATCCCAGGTCTTTAAGCGGCACGACTTTACCCCCTGAACGGCAGTTGGCTGTACGCTTGCTGAAACTGTCATGTGGGTTTCCAAGCCAGAAATAATCTAAGAGTCCTTGTTTATAACCCACCTGGTCGCCATCAATATAGGTAGTGGGATAGAGTCCCGATTCAATCTGTGCGCCGTCCACATAGAAAGGATAAGTAGACCAGGAATTATTCTTGCGGATGGTGAGTGAGGCTCCACCAGCCAGGGCTGCGTGATGGACGCCCCCTATTCTTTCCCATCGCCCCTTGCCTACAGTAATTACAGATCGGGTAACTCCACCAGTGGTCGCCTCAAAAATCATTGGGACGCCGGGGTAAGCCCACAGGTCTATACTATAGGAAAAGTAACCTGCGGGAAGACCACCCAGACCAGGATCGGAATAGCCTATACCATCAGTGAGGGCGGCGGTAGGCGTACATTGCAGACTATATAAACCCCGACGCGCATAAGTTGAGACCCGCGCAAAGGCGCTGGCCCCTGAAGCAGACCATTGATCATCGTTGGTTTCAAAACTAGGATTCCAGACGTAGTTGGTTCTTTCTTCTGGAACGATGATGCTGAAATAACCTGCTGTCGGATCGAGAATATATCCAGCGGCCACTTCTGGAACAGTATGATAGGTAAAACGGCGAACAAGTTTGCTCATCCGGCGAGTGTCTCCATAATTGCGAAATCTCTGGCCACGTTCCCGCTAGACTTCATGGTGGTCATGGAAAGATTGTAGTTGCGGTTTGAGGAATTGTTATTAGTACCCGCAAAGATCGGGCGCGCGCTGACGGGCTGGCGGTTATATGAAGTCATGGCGTGGGCCGCTTTCAGGAAGGAGGATGTAAGGCCGGCGGGGATTACCATTTCGGGGCCTCGTTCAGCCATGGCATAGAGACCTTTTTGTGTTATCAATCCGCCAGTTGCCTTGCCTCCACCGAAAATATCAGCGAAGATATCATTGACTATGCCTGTCAGATCAATATCAATATCTGGCAATAGTGAACCAAGATTGGCTAACCCCAAAACATTTGTGATGCCTTGTAAAATCGCCTTGGCAAAAGCAATCCCCACTGACACACCCAATTTTACTAACTGTACAATAAGACCATTTTCTCCTGTAATCCAAGAAGTGATAGCGCCCAAAACCTGTGGCAAGAAGGTATCGGAGATATAATCTAATACTAGGTTAGCAAATCTTACGAGTTCTGGTATGCCATAATTAAAAAGCCAGACGAAAAAGGTCATAATTAAATTCCCCAAAGAGGCCATTACCATTTTTACTCGATCTCGCAGCAAGTAAATTAATATAAGCCCTACCCCGATACCTGTTAACAGACCCCCAATAGTGCCGAAGAATGCTAAAATTCCGCCAAGTGTTACTTTTACGCCCAATAAAGTCCCGGCAATGCTTCCCAGCCATTTGGCTAGAATAGCAAAAGGACTGAACAACCAAGTACCTATCCCAATAATAATTCTAAGACCAATTATATAACCAACAATTTTTCCGAGATTTTTTGCAAAAGTATCTGTGCCACCTTCCTTGCCTGTAAGTGGTGATACAATACCATCAATAACTTTAGACAATTTCTCAAAAGACTTGGTTAAATTATCAATCGCCGGCTGGACATCTTTTGACCACTTTTCTGAAATGGGTTTCCACATCTCTGACAACTTGGTCTGCATATTCGTAACCATGCCCTCTAGTTCTCTTTGCATACCATGTTGGTGCATTTGCATTTTGATACGGGTGGCCCACATATCATCATCAAAATCAGCCAGAGCATCGCCAAGTGCGCTGGCAAAACCAGCGGCACCTTCACTACCAGCCTTGGTTGCGTCTACCTGCGCCTGCGCCAGCGCAATCATCTGCTGTACCATCTGCTCCTGCAGATCGACGGCTTCCTTCAAAGGGTCAAGTGCTTCATTCGCAGAATCAACGCGGTCTTGCGCATCCGATACGGCCTCTTTGGTGAGGTCATGCTGATCCATCGCCGCCTTGATTTCCTCGCGCTTGGCGTCCAGGATATCTTTACTCGCGCCAGCCTCCACCAGGGCGCGATATTGTTTGGTTAACTCATCCACCTTATTGCTGGCTAATTCATCAGCCTTTTTGGCATCCGTGAGAGCCTTCTGCGCTTTCTCTACTTCTTTCATGGCGGCGAGTAACGCGAACTGGCGGCGCGCCAGTTCTTCCAATTCGTCCCCTAATTCCCCGCCGGCCTTACGGATGGACCTGAACACTGCTTCACTGACTTTACCTGTCGTTTCGAGTTGGTGCATGGCAAGGATGATCTGCCTGGATACATCCGCAAATATTTTCCCCACCGATTCTTTGGCAATCATACCTAGCGCAGCCATTACATTGAGGGCGGATTGGATTGGCCCTTGCAGGTCTTTCAAGATATCAAAGTCAGCCTTGGTCATGCCCTTCAGGAATTCATTCATGGCCGACTTGCCCCATATATCGATCTTTGGAGCAACACGCGGCGGAGAACCGGGACCCAAGAAAAGCGAAAGGATGAACGCTATCACGTTCATGGCCGCGGCGAGGAAAGTTGTCGCTCCTTGAATAAGACCCACTGAAAACTGATAGACTAGGTTGATGCCCCATTTCAGAAACTTGCTGGCCCCTTCCGCCATTGTATTGCCTGATGTGTCAATCCAATCTCTGATTGCGGTCGATGCTTCGCGCAACCCCCACGAAATATTGTTTGTAAGAACCTGAAAGGCTGCTACGATCTGGTTGACGGAAGGGAATACAATACCGAAAGACTTTAAGAGATCACCAATAACCGATATAAATATTTTTAGATTGTGAACTACCTTATCCAGACTTTCCGCCAGAACTTCGCCAATAACGGTGGCTGTTCCGCGCACAGATGGTGACAAAGCCCTATTCAACAAATCGGATAAGGACTTGACGATTTTGTTCATGGTGGGGCCTAGCAGGGCTGCACCAAGAATGGTGGTTACAAAGTCTTTAATGTTTTGGGTAACGCCGGCCCAGGTTTGCGCCATTCGTTCACCAGCATTCGGGAAGCGCTCTTCCGCAATCTCCACAAACTCTTTGAGCAGGGCATTGACAGGCATACCGGATGTGGCGGTTTTCTGCATGAAACCCTTGAGTTCATCGCCCGACATGCCGGCAGATTCTCCAATCCGGCGCAGGGCTTCATTGACCGGGAACAAACCGCCAATGGCTAGGTCGCGCAACTCGCGCTGTGTGATCTTCCCCATCCGCATCATCTGACCGAAGTTCACGATCATGCGCTGTAAAGCATCGCCCTGCAAACCCATACCAGATGCCCAGTCAATCATAGCTTTCGCCAGAGTTTGGGATTGCTCTGCCGTCAAATCAAAGGCCATACCCAGGCCAACAACATCGGCCACTGCGTCACGGCTAAACACGGTTTTGGAAGCCATCACGTTCACCCAGTCCAATAAATCCTGCGCTGGTCCTTTAGCCATACGAAGCGCGGTGGCGTAATCTTGGATACCCTGTGTATTTTGAATACTGATCGCTGTCAGGTTCTGGAAACGAATCGTGAGCAACTGGGTCATGCTCGCGCCTTCTACCATTGTCCCCCACAAATTTTTCAGCGTGTCAAAAATATCATTGATAACACGCTTCAGCAGGATAAAACCTGACATCACCAGGATCAAGTTTTTTAGGCCGCCCGTGAATCGCAATAGCCCACCATGAGCCGTAGATATATTATTGGAAAAATCCATGGCAATCTTTCCAATACCCGTGAAATTCTTGATGGATTTTTGGGATACTTCGGAATAGGCATTGTTGATATTGCGCGTGGAATTAATCACAGTCTGCGTGGTCTTCAGCAAGGTGTTGTTATACTGCGTCAACCCCTGCAGGGTTGAAGCAAGACCTTGATTGACAAACTGGACACCCGTTACTTGGAGAACCATTACGATTTACTCTTTGACTCCCGTTCCTGCTTTTCGGCCTTGGCCTCTTCCTCGTGGAGGAGCACCAAGTTATGCAGGTTATACCACGCCAGTACATAAGACTTCAACTGCGGCGTATATAAGTTGTTCTCCCATCGCCAGATATCCAATCTGGCGGTAATGCAGGCTTCCCATTCCGCGAAGCGCTGCGAGTGTTTTATTCCTGTCGCGACCTGATACTTGGGATTTACGGGATATTCCCGTATATCCTCATCATGCCTTGTTACCTGAAAAGGCGGCCTCGGCGGCTTTGATGTCGGCCTCCGTGATACCCATCTTTGCAGTAATCATTTTCAGGTCTTCATTTCCAACGGCCACAAAGCGCTTGAACACAAACTCCCGATCTCGTTCATTGGTTAAATCATAGGGAGATAGGTCAAATAAGCCAAGGCGCTCCAATTGCTGTAAGCCCACAAGCCATTCAATATCATTGGGTACGGGATCGACAAGCTGAACACCCATCAAAATCAATACGTCAACCGAAGCCATACTGCGCTTGTGGTTGGCCTCATCGAGGTCTTTCAAATACTGCGGGTCGTTGGGATTAGGTTCATTCCGCCCTTTTTCTTCCAGATAAATTTCTGGAACGGGCGGGTCCTTGATCCTGCTCATTGCGCTGTCCAGGAGTTGGGCGCTGACCGGTCTGATCTTTGCTCGATATCCTGTCGAGAGGGTCAAGATGCCGTCTTGGTTTGCTAGTTCTTCAGCGACGGCTAATGCGGCAATCTTTTCTTTAGTCATATTATCTCCAGTACGAAGAATATTCAAGTGTAGTGGAGAGCCAGTTTCCTGGCCCTCCACGCTTGGAACAGATTTTAGCCTGAACCAACCACGATGAAGCCATCGGCAGAGAGATCGGCCAAACCGACGCCCACCACCATGTTCGGATCAAGTGTGCAGACCGCCAGTGCGTTGATGCGGTCATTAGCCGGAATTGTTCCGGTGCTTTCAGGGAGAACCACCCATTCGTGTCCGCCATCGTAGGAGCGCAGGATGCGCCCTTTGGTCAAGGCGGTTTGATGCGCCAGGTACATGACTGAGTCGGTGGCAAAGGTGACAAAGTACACGACACCAGTGCTAGAGCCGGGGAATGCCTGGAGTACCCAGGTAACGCCCCCGTCATAAGTGGCGTACAGACGACCATTGCTGGTGCCAATCCACCATTCTGTCTGGCTCTTGAGGGCTACTGTGTAAAAGGTTACGCCGATACCGAGTCCGGGCGGCCCACCTACAGCAGACCAGGTAACGCCATCTTCAGTTTTGATGATGGCACTGTTCTCGCCCACTGCTACAGCGAATTCTGAATCCAGTGCATCCACCGCGTAAAGATCATCGGCTGTTGCCACGCCGGCATCCAGGACGCTCACACCCGCAGTCGGGTCTGACGTTCCATAGACATAGCCGTTTTTGCCTGCAATAAAGGCATAGTTTCCTACGCTCTTGATCGCGGCTGGGCAACCACCGACCACAAAGCCAGTAGCGATTTCGGTGAAAGTTGGATCTGTTACACCATCAAATTCGCTCTTCAGTGCATAATGCAAAGAGCAGGAAGCTGCACTAACCACCACGATATAGTTACCTAGGCAGTCTAACTCATCTGGGTCTTCGGCTATGCCTAAAGAATCTATATCATGCGCATACCACGTCGCCCCACCATTGAGGGAGAACACGATATCTGCTGGAGTGGTAGGTGAACCGCCGGCTGATTTCGTGATCGCAAAGATCTTCTGGCAACCGTCGGATTCCTCTTCACATTCCCCGCAAGATACAGCATCACAGATCACCACATCCAGGACTTCGTTGGTAACAAGATTACCGGCGCGTTCAGCGAAAGACAGTGGAACTACTTCATACAAGTCTTTTGCGCTGATTTCGCCGGTCTCGTTTACCGCGGCACGATCACCAGAGGTTAACGCGCCCAAGTCATCCGTGGTATAGTTTGTGAAATCCACTTCCTCCAAGATCAATTTCTTTTTGAAGGCAGTGAAGATACGGGGGTCAGAGCATTCGCCGGCATTAAGCTGGACATCGACCGAGCAACCCTTACGTACAAGGCCAAGGATATAACTCTTGACATCCAAGGGGAAGCGACCTTCCAATGAAGTTGTGGGGCGGTCTTTCGACCCCTTGATCTTCGCTGATTCCTCAAACGCGTCTAACTGAGTATCCGAAGGACACTCCACGCGCGTGATGTCGCCCTGACCCCAGGCAATACCGGTCATGCGCTGGCAGGACTGATAGGATGGCGAGTGATCTCCACGAGCGCGACCCGGTATAATAAATACTCGGGTCTTGCCGCTAGTAAGAGGAGTTTTAGCCATTTGATTCCTCCTTTAGAGGAGTTTGATAGAGCGCGATCAGGCGTTTATACAACACCTGCGTTGCCGCACTCCTGAGTAGTTCTGGCGCGCGGTTGACGGCAGCCATACCGATCAGTTCACGCTCTACCAGAAGATTATGTAAATCGCGCTTCACCCCCTCCCAATCAATTGTATTGATGTCGGGGGGTTCACACGGAATGCCCATTTCAGCAGACTCGTCAGGCTCACTATCCGGTAACATCCGGCAGTGAATATACCCATCTGGCGAAGTCCATTTTACCTTTTTCATATTGTTATTCCTTCCATGCGACGTTTCTTGAGTTTCTTGATCTTCATCCAGGCCATCACTTCCCCACGATGGGTGCCAAACGGGGAAGATGTAACGTCTTCAGTTGTAAACCTCGATCCTGCCCCCTGCGGGGTAAAGGCCAAATCTTCTCGAAGCCATTCCGCCAGCGCCTCAGAATTTCCGCAGGTGCAGAATGGACGTTCAAAACGCGCGGTTGCCATATAGGCAATGATGCGCGCCCAATCTTCTGAAAGTGGGTCATGGGTATAACCAGATAAATAACGCTCATCGATCTCGCCGCTTTCATACCATAACTTGACCATATCAGGATCTCGGCAGGCATCGCAAGTTACGCTGACCCAATCACCGCTGGCCGCATCATAAGATGCGGGAGCAGGCACTACAATTCCCGTATAAAAATCACGGGCATAAATACAACCATCCACCGTATCATAACCACACTGCAGACAACCAGCCCCACCGCAGAAGGTACAACCCGCATCGGGATTCCATAAGAATTGAACGCTGGTCTGGGTAGTATCTCGGTAAACTCTATAGACCTGTACTGAAGTCAACAGGTTTGCGAGAACCGTCAAGTCTACCGGATAAATACCATCTGCAGACGGGAACGCTTCCCACAAAGCAGGGCTGACCAACTGCCAGACATAAAAGTCCATCACTACATTGCCACCAGCAAGGCTCTTAGCTTTCTCGGTGCGTATTTCCCATTCAGGGACACCACCATAGCCAGGAAAAAAGGCTTTTATTTCATTAATGTCTGTCACTGTGGTAGGTATCGTAATCCTGGCATTTTCAACGAATCCATCACCATCCAGATCTGCATAAACCAATGTTCCGCCGGCTGTCGTTGCCGTCCCGATCAGCGTTACAGCGCGTCGCCCGGGTCCTATGAAGCGTCCATGCCGCAGATTGATACTCTTGGGGGCGAAACGCACGTTGCCCATGTCCGTCTGCCAGAGTTCACGGCGGTGGAAGCGGGGATAATCATAGTCCTCTTCCACCGTGTATTTGGGGCCTGGATAATAACCCATGGCGACAGCCAGTTCTTCTTCGGCGGCATGTATCTCCAGTGCCAGATCTTCGCGCGCTACCTGGTCACGAGCTTGCCAACTATATTGATACCACACATCACTGCAGGAAGAATTGGTAAAGCGAGTACCAGAAGTCCCCTGCCCAAAATGAGGCGGGATGATTCCCATTATCTTTTGAAACCTGTCAAGAGCCAAAATGGTAGGGATACTTGCGCGCGCCATTTAGGTTTCCTTTAATCCACAAACCTCTTCCAAGAAGATTGCCCCCGCGCTCAAGGCGAAGGGGAGGGCGATCAACCATAAAGGTTGCCATATAATATACATTATGGTATAGATTAACCCAATCCATACTGAATTACACCATACGCAGATGATTGCTTTTGACCATATACTCGTGCCATATTTTTCATAAGGCGGGGCAGGAGTATACCGCACTCCCAATCCATAACGCAGAGTAACCAAGATGGCTAAAGGCCCGTCCTCATGCGCCAATAGATGCGCAACGCGCCAAGTGGCAAGAATGAAGGTCAGGAATATGATAATCTGCATAAATAAATAGCCGAACTGACTAACTGTCAGTTCGGCAGAAACGGATGTAATATAAACAATTGTACGTACTTAAAGATTATATCATAATCCGGCTTTTTTGGCTACGTACTGGACGATGACTAGGGAGCGTGTCTCTCCTACGCCTTTGATGGCCTGTAATCCTTCCGGTCCAGAATCCATGATGGCTCTGGGCGTGGTCAAGCCAATTTCTCGCATCTGCTTCGCAATAGCCGGCGTGATGCTCGGGATCAGACGCAAATCCAGTTCATCATATTCTCCAATTATGGTCGCCTTGATCTCGCCTGCCGGTATATCTGGTATCGGCTCCGGAGCAGGTGCGGGTTTCTCCCCTTCGGGTTTCTCCACATCTGTCAACAGGTTTTTAGGGATCGATTCAGTGGTTGCAGGTGTTTCCTCCACGGGTGCCGACGCGGGTTGAGCAGGGTTGACAACCACACTTGGCGGAGGCGGGGGTGGTGCGACAGTCGGTTGCGGCACCGATATATTATCCAATTGGATGGGTCTGAAATACATAGGCTGCGCAGCCACGTCGTCGCGGTGGACAAAGAACACATCACCGCCGGCCCTTTGACCATATTTGGTGCGCGTGGCGGCACCGATCACCGAATGTTGCCCCCGGTTGGGGTGCATATACTCGCATTTGATTAAACTCTCATCAGAGAACATAACTTTCTTCTCCTCGCTTCCTTGATCAACAATTTGTTTTATGGGCGGAGGCGTACCCCTGCCGCCACAAGATCGACATGGCACATTAGGCATCTCCTTGTATTTTCCTTTCAGATACTGCAACAATGACTTCCAATTTTCCCGGCCTTTCTCTCTGCGCCCTCCTGAAGATAACTGGTACATAAACAAATCTTTGTGCAGGCGGCGGTAACAGTAGCCGGCCTTGGATAATCGCCAATGCCAGTCCACATCTTCCCATGATACCATCTTCTCATCAAACCCGCCAATCGCATCGTGCCAGAGTTTTGGGATCAGACAGGTAATATGCGCCACCAGATAGAGGCTATCGGGGTCATCGCTGTTGGGCATGGATTGGGCGAGTTCGCAGTTGTAATCCGCTGCCGGGAATCTTATGATGGTTTTCTTGGTCTTTTGGTTCCGTTCCAGAATCTGGCGCTGCATACGTTCATCTAGTTTCTTGACATCATCAACAATGGCGTTTGCCTGACAATCGCCATAGACGATAGCCTCACCCTTGCTGAACTCGTCCAGCATAGATGATAGCACTTCAGGGAGCAGGTAATCATCCGCATCCAGGAAAACAAGCAATCCAGCGCGCGCCTGAGATGCACCTAGGTTGCGCGCGGCCCCTGTCCCCTGTGCATTTGCTTTCGTTCTGAAAACACGAATATAGGGATAAGATTTCAATACGGGTGAAATCAATTCTTCATCTACGTTATCCAGAACAATAATGGCTTCCCACATGCGGAAGTCTTGCGCTTCCAGGCTATCCAGAGCATTGACGATATCAAACTCGTGCCCAGGCCCGACGGGGATTACCACACTGATGGCGGGACTATCGTAGAACCTGGCAGGATGGCTTCCGCGCTTGGGAGTCGCCAGAGACGCTACCGGATGCTGGCCATCCTTGGTCCAAGGGTGCATGGATAACCAGTTAGGCTCGCGGTAGTCCTTGCGCCCCGTGGTATTCCCCCCCAGACTGTAGATGAACATACGCGCTGTGGTTGCCTTTTGATAACCCCATCCATTTGCGCCGGCGCGCAGGAAAAACTCGGCGTCCTCGGAGCCACAGCCCTCGGGGGCATAGCGCGCACGATAGCCGCCCAAATTATTCCACAACTCGCGGCGGAAGACACAGCAGGTTGGGACTTGATTCTTGCCGGACTGTTGCTGATCGAAAAGCGGCATATCTGGTGGCCAGCGCGTCTCATATACCCTACCATCCAGGGCAATCGCCTCCATGCTGGAGAACGTTATCCCAAGAGACCTATCTTTTTCAAGGGGCGGAATACAGGCCTCCAGGAAACGCGGCAAAATCTTGTCATCACTATCCAGGCAGCAGATATACTTGGTGTCTACATTGTAGATACCCGTGTTGCGCGCTACAGCCACACCTGAATTTACCGGCAGGCGTATGTATTTCACGCGCTTATCGCGCTGGATATAAGTTTTAACCAAACGTTCAGTCTCACCTTCATCGGGCGAGCAGTCATCGACCACCACGATATCGGTCAGCATCTCATAGGTCTGCTGCATGGCGCTTTCAATTGCCCCCCCAACCACTTTCGCATACTTATATGAAGGGATGACAATCGCGCAGGTGGGCGGTTCTTTAGCCTTGGCTATTGCGTACAGGAACACATCATGCAGGTTTTCGCAGACGGCATCCCACGTCCATTTCTTCGCCATCTCGCGCCCGTTAGCGCCCAATTGGGAGCGGTGCTGCATACAGTAATCCAGCCCCTGGAAAAGATCCCCCATGTCGCCTGGTTTTGCGAGATAGCCATTTACACCATGTTCCACGAGATCCACGATGCCGCCCTCGCGCCAGCCCACGATCGGAAGTCCCGCCGCCATCGCTTCCAGGATAGCGATCCCGAAGGTCTCACGCACACACGAAACAAACACTTCGGCGCGCTGTACCAGTTGTTTCATCTGCGGGTACGGAAGAACCCCGAATTCTCGGATATTGGGTTCGGGATTGTCGGGGGCGAAGGTAGCGGCAAAGTGGGTTTCGGGGAAAGCATAGGCCAGGGGGTTCAGAAAGTCGGGATTGCAAACATCCATTCCCTTTCGGTTCTTGGCGTAGCCGATGACATACCCCTCTTTGGGTTCGTTATGCTGCCATTCCTGCCAGTCAACGCCATGTGGGACGACTACAGGATTGCGGTGCATATCGCGCTGAATGGTTTCGGCCACCCAGGTACTAGGACAGGTTATAACATGCGCATGGCGCATGGAGTTAATCACATCTGCGTTTGCTTTCCATTCCCAATTTGAGGCATTGTACATAGCGGTCCAATACAAACCGTGCATCATGCTCACCGCGGCCACATTGGCAGGGTAAGGGGTTTCCATCATTCCGGCATGTACGACAAATATATCAAAATCATCGGCATCCTTACCCACAATCTCCATGCCATATTTCGGAAAATATTGTGCGTATTTGCGCACGATGGTGTGAATACCACTTTCCCCAGTCACCACCTGTTTTATTTCTGGTATCATTTTTACGCGCAAGGTCATTTTTCTTTCCTCGGTTCATGAAGAAACAATGCGCACCCAATTATCCACAAAAAAACAAATTCAAGTTGACCCGTAATGGAAGGGGTTGGATTTCCAAGCGCAGTGATAACGGCCAATAGCACTATAAGCAAGCCAATGCGTTGAATGTAGGTCATAGTTTCCTCTTGATCTCTGTCCCGGCTTGATACATACTGGCCATTATGGCGATAACCAGGAAAAAGATCACGGCAAAAATGCTACCTGCGCTGAATGGGATTCTATTCAATATCCACAGCCAGGGGATGACACAGACGCTAGCCCACGCAAAGCCAGCTATGAGTTCACTCTTCTTTGGCAACTTTCACCTTCGCCTTTCTTGGTTTTCTTTCTTTAGGTATATGAACAGGAGTGAATCCTTCATCGGGTGCGGACTCTTGAATTTGTACGGGCCAAACAATACGGTATACCGCCAGAAGATCAACGACCATAATCTGCGCATGACCAGCCATCAACGCATCCACCGCTGGCTTGACTCCCGACCATTGTTCATGTGCGTAGTCGTGGAAGAGCATAAATCCGCCATGTTTGACGCGGGGTAGCCATGCCTTGATATCGCGCTCAACCCCGTAAAAGGTATGATCACCATCCACAAATACCAGATCCACTGGGCCACGTGTCCAACTCATACCCACATCATAACTATCACCCTCGATCTGGTTTACCAGTGGAGTATTATAGCGCACGAAAGCAAGCGCCTCTGAGACCAATCCGCTACTTGGTCCCCCATTCCTCACAACATCAATGGTGTAAATATGTGGGATAAGATCCATGCGCGCCTCAGCCATTGCCAGACCACTCGCCCCGGCTCCTGCACCGATATTCACAAGAACCGCTTTTTCAGGAAGACCGCGCACGAATGCCTGGAGTACCAGAACCTCCCAATCATACAAATAACCGCATTCGTGTGCGTGTTTGAGCGCACCACCCGTGAAACGAGTATAGTTTTGTTTGCTGATCGAAATTTGACCATTATCATAGATAGTCATTTCACGACCCATGACGAATTTTGTTTCTGGCATATAGCCTCCTATTTCAATCTTTCGTAAATTTTGGTAATTGCATGGCTTGATCGATCCCATATTGCTTGCCAATCTGTCCACAAGCCACCGAATACCAAGTGTTGTTTATATTGCGGGATGAAATGCGGTGCGCGCAATACTTGGTCAACATCATCCCAGTTCATTATACTCTCATTGAACAATTGTCCATTGAGAGCCAGACCGAATTTTTCCTGCCATAGCTTGAATCCTTCAATAACGATATTATGTGTCCCGCGCCGGGTTTCTAAGTCATCGATGCGCGTATAATGATGAATGGGCGCATAAGTGCAACCAATAGTAGGCTCGCCAGTGAATAAACGCAGGCGGTGTTGATATTCTACTTCCACAAACGCTGCATTTGGAGATGACGCGGAACTATCAGGCAGACCGCCAATCAGATTGCTTGCCCATTTGCTCCACATATTGTGCGCGTCTAACCAAAGTGGATTTTCTACGTACTCGCCATATTGATTCTTGCCATGCCAGAGAGCAAAACCATAACGTACTTGATTAGAAGAAAAACCAAACACAGAAAAAGACGGACAGTTATCCAAATGCGGGAAGATATCACCTTTTATAAATTCAATATCATCATCAGCCAGCGCGAAATACCGACCAGAAATATCATTCAACTCACAATAAACGAAAGCAAGCGATTGGCAGAAATAGCGCGGCTGAAAGGTGGAGTGAAGAATGATGAGCGGAATATCCGTGTTCTGCAGGGCATCCCTGACAGCATAAGCATCTTCCAGACGCGGGCAGGTAATGATCGTTAGTACACGCCCCTGGATGACAGAGATACTTTTCAGCATCCGGATCGCATTATGCGGCGACATGAAGCAAGAAGCAGAGATTACGGCGTCGTATTTGGGCATGGGAATTTCATTTTCTTGGACATACTCAACAGCATTGTAGGGACTACGTGCAAAGTTTCAGACTTAATGTTCCTGATCCATCCGGTCCAATCTGTCCCATCATTTTCAAATCCAATACCGACCATGCAGAGTCGAATGGTAGTAAACAGACGCGGTAGATCAGGAGCATCAAACATCTCCTTCAGGTTTGCATCATCAAAAACGACATTATCCATCAGGATGAAATTGAATTCGCGCCAATAGGGTTTAGTCATTTCAACCGGGACGCAGGGGGCTTCCAACTTGATAAACAGATTGGATTCAATCAGCAGTTCATCGTGGGGAGAAACAATATACGGCTCGAATCCCAGAGCCTGCACAGACTTGATGGTCTTGGCGAGGTTATCTTGATATTCTGGTTGCGCAGGCTGATCATAAACAGCCAGAATAAAGACAGCCGTATTACGCGGATTTCGACTTGTCGTCATTTTCTTCCTCCCAAATCTTTTGGCGTAGATAAACTGCCATATCCAGACACTCATAATACGCATCACGCAATGCCTTCCGCCCATTGAATGGTTGCAAGTGACAGCCATAGGTCTCAACACCAATCTTGTCGCGGTGGCGCATATCATCAATTACCAAATCCCACATAGAAGGCAACTTGTTGGGGATTGGTGATGGTTCCTTTTGATAATCTTTCATATAACCTCCTTCTTGAACCATCCTAACTGATTCATCTGCTTTTCGTCTAGGGTTTGAAATTCATCCAGAGTGGGCAGACGCAGAATGAGGACAGTACGCAGGTCGCGCTTGACCAGTTCATTAGCCAGCGCACCCATCTGCTGTTTGTTGTCTATTGCAGACCCGGTTTTGATAATAATAACCGAGTTGGGCGTTAGATGCTCTACTCGAAACAAGGTTTTTACCGGATTCCTGCGCCTGCCTGCCATAGTTATCCTTTCAAAACACCACGTCCAATGTCGTATGCACGAAATCGGACAGCATAAGGCCGATCAAATAAGGGAGTAAGACATCCAGATTCAGCCGTACTTCTAATAGATACAGGTTTAGTATTGCCGTAACAATTATTGCCGGGACAATGCAATAAACAAATCTCAACAGGGTGCCAATGATCGGCCAGTGGGATATACCACGATGCCTAGATAGTCTAGCATAAGGCCACCAGAACCAGCGCCAGAGTCTAGCAAGGAAATCGGATCGCTTCCGCAGAATTACAAGCGAGTAATTACCCGTCTCCATCAAGTCCAGGTCTGGACTAATCAGGATTCCAAGTAGCGCGCCAAGTGCTACATGGCAGGAAGTTAGCGGAGTTGATAACTTATTGAAATACACGAACCCTCCTGCGCTAGCAGAAGTAACAAGACAGGCCAGGGAGTGAACGCGTCCATTAGGCATTGCGGGAAAACCATCCTTGCTTCGCCAGATATTCCTGATGCTCGGGATCTAACTTATCCAGTTCGGCTCGTTGCAATTGGCCGCTTTTCATCACATTCACATAGCGTACTGGATACTGACGTGTTCCCAAGATGCGCAATGTATCTGGTACGGGCGTATATAACTCTGACTCCCAAGCGGAGCGACCTGGTATAAGGATTTCAAGGAGACGATCCCTGTTCCAGATTCCAGCCTGAGTGCTGAACTGATAGGGAGTACCATGAGGAGTCTCAATGATATCCATGCGGCCATATGATTCCAAGTCAAACATACCGCCGGCGTACAGGCGATCAGCCGTCAAGTCAATACGTAATACTTCTGGTTTATCTTTTATATATTCATAACAGGAGTCAACGGCAGTATGATCAACCGTGCGGCAAAGGAAGTAGTCTTCTAGGAGCAAAATAAAATGCTGATCGGGAAGATTCTGGAGCAACTTAATCATGCCATCGCTCCATTTGTTGGCTGGATAATCTTCCCGGGCGATCTGGTAAAACGTAAAGTTCGGGGGAAGATGGAAGTCCGGGCGAGAAAAACCAGCCACCACTACTGGTTGTAGTTCTGACCAGTAACGATTGAATAAATAGGTGAATGGCTGTACGAGCCAGAGATACTTGTCACAAGTTGGGACCACTACACGCAAGGGCATAAACTCCTTTCCCGTCAAATCCCATTTTACTCGCTGACCAATTTCCCGTCAAGGCTTAATTGATGATTCTCATTGACTTTACAATGAATATTGTATATAATTAGGCAGAGAGGAGTATTCCATGAGCAATCTTTTCTGGATACGAAGTACCAACTTTGGCGATGCCCTTAATCCTCTGCTCCACAAGGCGATTACAGGACACGAACCAAACTGGTCAGAACCGAGTAAAGTACTCGGAACCATCCTGGCGATTGGTTCTCTATCTCATTGTGCCTATCCAGGGAATATCCTTTGGGGAACAGGCGTCATGGCCGAAGATCTGCCACCTGAACATTGCGATAAAACTACGATAGCGCGAGCAGTGCGCGGGCCTCTCACGGCATATTTGCTACGCAAATACGGAGTGGATATATCCAATGCCATTTTTGCAGATCCGGCTATCCTGCTACCTCGTTTTTATTCTTACCCCCGTCCGCATAACGTTGAAGAAAAGTCGCTAGTTGTTCCCCATTACACGGATGTGGGCCTCGCCGTCAAATATGACTGGGGACCAGATTGGGAAGTTCTTTCCCCCATGAAGGATGCTGAATTTCTGCTGCAGAAGATATCCAACGCCGCTACTGTGGTCACGTCCTCCCTGCATATCCTGATCGTGGCAGAAGCCTATAATGTGCCGGCGGTATGGGTTGAATTCAGTGATAGTGTGCATGGAGGCGGATTCAAATTCATCGATTATTATCTTTCAACTGTGCGCAACTGGCCTGAACCAGTGCAGATTCGCGACACCAAAATCCCATGGAATGCAATATTCAATCGGGTCTATGACTGGCAGGGTCCAGGAGTTGACTTCCAAGAGTTGGGTGATTTACTGCTTGAGGTCTGCCCCTTCTCCTAGTATGGTATAATACAGATGCGGATTGTATCGTCAAGCCGCTTCTCCTTTCTGGGCGTTCCCGCTATTGACTCCGGCGGGAACGCCTCTTTAAAAAAAGCGGCGGCATTGCTGCCGCCGTTTCCTTATTCGCGTATCCTTATTCCCGTCAGATTGGTTCTGACCTCAAGCGCCTCATCTCTTTCCGCTCCTTTCTAAAGTGATTTTCAGGTTCTCCATGCCCATACGGGCGTGGTTGATATCATTCAGCATAGGCTGAATTTCTCGATCAAAATATCCAAAACAATTGTGAAGGTGTTCAAGTATCCTGTCCAACCTCCAAATCATTTCATTGATTTTATCTACCCGTTCTTTATCAGAGAGGGTCATCGGGGGTCTCATCCATGAAAGTATCGGGAGTCAACTGCCCGAATGGAATATTGGTTGCCTTTGGCGCGCCGTTTTTCTTCTGGCGATTTTCGTTGGTATCTTCAAACCACTCTTTGGCCTGTTTCTGCAGATCGACCAGGACCTGACCAATATCATCCCCCACGAAGCGGTTCTCTAACATCCGCTCACTCCATTCATCGGCTGGCTTATCATAAACACAGGGGACGACGGCGGCGGTGTCGCCGGCCTTTTGCGCGTTGCGCTGGTTGCCAAATGTCCCGTAGAGATGGTAGAAGAACATGGCGTCAATGCCGCCGGCGAACCTCTTGCGTACATCAAGGGTTTCCTGAGCAAAACCCTTGAAGGCTTTTTCTATGGAAGTTGCCGCAAAACCATAGGCAGTGATCACCGCCGGCCCCCACGGAATCAGAGTGTTTTTGTCGCGGTCAGCAAGATAGACCAGAAAATCCAGACGGTGTTTCAACCTGATTTCGGATGTATATTTATCGCGCCCCTCGTACCAGTCTACACGCGCCAGGATGGGGGCTGCCCACACACTACGCGAACCCCAGGCCATGTAGGCCTCATCTTTGGTGTTTACCCATTCTTCCTCTTTGAAGTAGATTGGCAGGGTCGTCTTTTTCATGGTTGCCAAATCTTCCTGGATGTCTTTGGAACCACGCTGAAACCCACCGAAATACTGCGCGCTTCCTGCACCCTTGACGCTGGTAGCGTGGGAATTGCCATTATTCCAGGACAGGCGCAGAAATGGAAAGGGAAGATTGACGTACTCAAAACTTTTCTTAAACACACTGGTTTCGGGTTTAATGTTAGGATTTAGATTGATAGGCATAGCATACTCCTCACGAGAATTTATTTTTGGGTTTTAGGATTGGCTTTGTTTTCATCTCCAGCAACTGGAGGTCGGTTAATTTAGAGAGTCTATTCTTGTTTTTTATATAAATCGGTTCAATCTCCTGACTGGCCCTCAAGCCTCGATCAATTAAGATACGTAGCAGAGAAGCGGTGCCAAGATGCATCTCCTCTGCGGTTTCACGCAATGCCATCCCTTCCAGGGGCGGCATAGACACAACAAGTTGGTCGGATTTATAGGCTTTCACGGAATCTCCTCGCTATCAAAGTGTTAGCATTTTAATTCTATCTTGCTCTAATGTCAATGATTTTCAATGAGCAAAATTCCCAATGAGTGTTTTGGCGGATAGTGGTATAATGCAATCATTCTTGCAAGAAGGAGTTTTTTATGAAAAGGAATTTGAAGTCCTCGAAGTTCTGGATTGCGATTCTGGATGCTATCATTGCATCCATCGTGTTTTTCCTGACACTATTCCTCAAACCTGAAGCTGTGACGCAAGCCCTCTTTTTTATTGGTATCTGGCAACCAGTCTTGCTCATGGTGATCAAGGGTATTACCGATGAGGATGTGGCCAGCAAGAGCATGGGCGTACCCTATGAACCGTGAGCGCTTTACTAAGACATATTCTAATATTCACCCAGAGAAACAAACATGAGCGTCACAGAAATTCTAGGCGCACTCATCCTGTTGGCCTCATTGGCTACCTCTTTATATGCAATATGGCGCTCCCGAAAAATGTATCCAGTGGAGAAAGCATCCACTGATGCCGGAGCTTCTAAAGACTATGCGGAAGCGGCAGGAATGGCGGCAGACCAGGTGACACAAGCCCTCACGCGCATCGACCAGTTGGAAAAAAGAAGTCTGGATATGATCTCCGAGTTGGCAGGGTTAAAAATTACGCTGACTCAACGAGATCAGTATATTGAAACTCTGAACAAAGAAATCCAACAGCGCGATGTTCTTATTGCAGAATGGGCGCGGGGCATCAAGATTCTGTCAATGCAACTGGTAGAGGCGCGTATAATTCCGGCCTGGATACCGAAAGAACTTGAGGCTCAACCAGCCTGATCACGTATCCTGGACGATTATGGTACGTCTCAGGTAGGATGGCCTGCACCATAGCATATCGCTCCGGGTATTTTTCAACCATCTTGCGCATTATATCCCTGGCCTTGTTACGATTAATGTGATATTCTGCCATAACATCTTCTGTGGTTACATCGCTGGGCAATGCTGGTTCGGGGAAATCCATATTGGCATTGATGGCATCAAAGATAGCCTGTTTCTTTTCCTTTCCAATCTGCAGGGGTGGTAGATCGCTCATAGTAAAGTCTCCTTTGTACTCAAATCGTTTTCTCTATAAAATTTCCAATTGTTGGTTATGACTCCATCTGTGATTTCAAATAAGGCGAAACCATTGGTGACGCTCATCTTGGTACGCGTCGCCTTGCGCGCGTGGAAACTCATCCCACACATGGAGGGGATTACCAAGATACGGGATTTGTAGTTCCCAAGTGTAAAGAATTCATCTTGATTGCCATGTACGTGCCAGCGCAACACCAATTTTGGCGTTTTCTTGTCTTTGGACAGGTAACGGATCATCAGGTCGCTCAAATAAAAGCGCACATTGTTTCCATTCAGATAAATCCGCAACCCCTCCCCTGGACCGTGATGTGCGTAGTCGATACTCAATCCGCACACATCCGCCAGCCCTTGGTAGTTAGCCTTGATGTCGATTTGCGGATATTCATGCTGCAAGAATTTCACCCCCAGAAGGGTCAGGGAGTGTTCAGTGAAATCATGTGCGCCCGTGCCGGCGGAGAAGCGCGCCTTTACACAGGCCGGGACATCCAGGATGGGTTTCATCACATCCACTGCCATCGTTACTTGGTTGGCCTCGGATAAATATTTGGTTTGTGCTGTAAACTTATTCCCCTGCCCCCAATCGCCCCCATGGATTGCCACCATCTTTTCTCCCTCCGTAATTTTCTTGACCTCCTTGAGCGCTGGTATATAAATGTCGTACCACAAATAATCTTGATAAGGATTGAGCGTCACTTCCTGCTCTTCAAATTCGCCGTTAGGTTTTTCAACTGTTATCGTAGTGGCGGGGTTCAAAAGTCCAAGATTGTGTGAGGTATGTGTATCTCCGATGGCCAGTACATATCCCTTCATATTGCCTCCAGGAAAAGCAAAGCCCGCGAGGCTTCGCGGGTTGTTCAGTGGTTGTTTGATTCATCATGATGGATTTCTTCATGGTTACACAATGTTGTTTATCTTACTATATTAGTCACATTTCGTCAATCTTTTAACCAAGTTCCCTCTTGTGTTTTTTACGGTTCATGATAGAATCAATGTAACGGAGATACAATGCGAGCCAAGGTTATGGTAAAATGTATCAAGTGTGAAATATCCTTTTTCGTAGATGGCAGTGTGGCGACTCGCACCAAATATTGTCCGAAATGCAGGGCCGCTAAAAAGTCAGAGCGAAGGAAACTGCGCTATCAGGGTGATGTCTTGGAATATCAAATGTCTCGCGCGGCTTATAATACGTCCGTAGGAGGGGATTACCATATTGCCCACGACCCCGATCAGTCTTGGGGAAAAGATTCTTCGTTCACCCTGGATGAAATCGAGCGTATGCTGGTTGCTGGTTTTCTGACCATCGGCACCGAGTTCAGTCTTTCTCCAAGCAAGATTCCTACCCATCGCGTCGTGTCTCAAAAAGGCAACCTGGCGCTCATGGCTATTGTGAACATCCAACCCCAAGTTGTTTCCAAACCCCACGTTTATCAGAAGCGTCCCAAACCCTACTTCCGGCGTTTCAAAGGAGTATCTAAATGTCCTTCAACGATTGTATAAATATCGATCATCAAGAAGAGTTGACGCGCCTGCGCGACGCTTTGGATCTCATGCAGTGGCGAGTGGGAGATATCGCTAACCAGAATTATCAAGACCGCAAAGAAATCTATTCCTTTTCCTATACCTGTAGCGCGGTGGGTTTTTTCGTGGGAAAGTCTGGCTCTACCATCCAGCGGTGGGCGCGCGCTGCGGCCTTCTATACCAAGGAGTGGCGGGATAAATATACTGGCTTGCTCTCCTTCGAGCATTACGCTTTTGCCATGCAGTTCCAAGACTGGCAGGGTTGGCTTGACCGCGCAGCCTACGGCGGTGTCAACGAAGAACCCATGAGCGTAAGCCAGATGGTGGCTGACTCTTTGCGCCCTGGCGAAGACACAACCCCCGACAACTTCACTCAGCCGGCAGACGTGGTTATATCTTACGAATCCGAAACCCCCTCCATTCAGATTATCGGAAATTCGGAAAACAGCATTCAATCAATCATAGGGATGATCAGTCGTCTGGCAGAAAAACTCTGTCTGTCTTCTGATCGGCTCAATAAGGTCAACCAGGCGCTCCAACTCCTACGGGAAGCGCTAGAAGGAGTCTATTCCTGATGCAGCAAAAAAAGACCGGCAAAATCAAAGTTCTGATGCGCTCATCTCGCGAGAAGGGGCGCAATTCATCCATTCGTTCTGAGAAGGTCCACAACGCGCGCAAGCGTCATCTAACCCATGCCAAGAAATCCTGCGGGAAGTATTTTGCTCTGCAGTTAGAAAAGGCTTATGCCAAGAATCCCACGCCAGGAACCAAAATTGGGAAGAGAGAGAGAAAGAAATGAAACTTATGCTTTGGCAAATCGATTCTATAATCCAGCAGGAAGTTGCTTGGTGTGAAAAACACAAAACCGACATTGTGCCAATTGAAGAGGCTGAAGGTTTTATAAAAGGATTAAAGCAAGCTCTTTTCCTCATTATAACAGCCGATGCATCATTACAAGAAACAGAAAGCGACATATCAAATGAACCGCAAATCCTTCTTGAAAGTCATGGGAGCGACCCTATTTACATCCCTGTTATTCAAAATAAAACCTAATAACCAGACCTTTCCAGATGCAAGGATGGCAGATCAAGTGAAAACTGCCGGTGTCAAAACTTTCGCTTGGGGATACAATGTACCCGATTTTCCATATCATTCCCAAGAGGAACTTATGGGTTCGTGGGACGCAGTTGTCGTTATTCCAACTTATGAGCGGTTTATTCTGGATACTGGTTGCTCGGACTACAAACATTGGAACATACCCAGATCGAACATAGTGGAGGCCTCATGAACCGCAGATCATTTTTGAAAGTTGGTTTTCTTGCGCTGTTTACCCCGATTCTCTCCCAATTTAAACCCAAGAAAACCGAATGGACACATATCCCCTTAAAATTTCCTAAAGACGGAGAACGTGATGTCCATTTGTACATAGAGAAATTCGATCCGCATCGTATGGAGATTTCCCACAGCGGTGTTGATTATGGGTTGCATAGTGATATGACCGTAATTCTTTTAGATGACATGGAACCAGACGAGTTAGTCATCATTCAACCACAAACCGATCAGGAAATAATCCATTATACTTGGGGGAGAAAAGATGGTTTTGATTATTGGTGTAGTTCTGGTCCAAATGACAGAGAACGAATTCGCCAGCTTATAGAGAACAGCCATTGCCCAATAGAAATACAGGTAGGTCATATCGCCCCTTGCGGTTGTTTCGTTCCAGACGAAAAAGTCGAGGACATTTGAGCTTGTAGACACTTCGCGACTATAGAGGCTTCCTCGACCTACTAATTCATTATACCACAAAAATACCCTAAGTTCTAAAACTTAGGGTATTTTTGTTCCTACTGTCTGCAAGATAAATTGCAGGAAACTACTTCCCTGCAACGAATGTGGTATAATAGGATCAGGATAGAGGTATGGAAAAAGTCACCCGGACGTACAAAAACGCGATTAGTTATGACTTCGTTGCGGGTTACAACGATCTGCGCAATTGGTACGCGGAATCAGAAACAGAAACCCACGAGTGGGTTATTGACCATGTTCAACCAGATTGGACCGTATTTGATCTGGGAGCGCACATTGGTTCTTACACCATGTTGCTCAGTTACTTGACTCCCAATGGAAAAGTATTTGCGTTTGAGCCTTGTATTGAAACAAGGCGTATGTTTGCAGCCAATCTTGCCTACAATAAAGGTCGGTGGGGTTGCGACTTTTCCAATATCCGCTTGGTTACGAGTGCCGTCGGAAACCGTACCGGCCATAATGTGGCCGAAACACTCTGGCTTACTGATGGCACACCCACTCTGGGCAAAACCACGGCTCTGTTTGACATGACGACTCTGGATGATTTCTGCATCACGCACAACATGGTTTCTCGTCTGGATTTCATTAAATGCGATGTGGACGGATGGGATCTGGATGTTCTCCAGGGCGCTCAACAGGTTCTTGCAAAATATCGCCCATACCTGATTGCCGAAGTTAATTACGCCCTCGCTTGGCGTAATCATACTTTCTATGAAGTAGATGAATTGTTGGTCAAAAATCATTACTGCCACAAGGTCATTGATCCCTGTCCAGGGCAATGGCTTTGCTGGCCCGAAGAAAAGTTAGTTTAGGAGGTTCTTATGCCACCAGGTTGCCCTATCACAGGCGGTCCCGCCTATAAAGTTGTTCTGATGGATTCAAATGGAAATATTATCAATACTTCCAATCCATTAATCGTCAGCGAAGGCTGGAAAGTTGCCGTTCCTTGGACTGCACCCGCCGGCTTTGGAAACGACAGACGCCTCGTTGTACCGGCTGGTTTTGAATACCAGATCCTGTGGATCTTCGCAACACTAACCACTGGCGTAGGGGTCGGCAATCGCCAGATGGCAGTACGCACCTATGACCACCTTGGCAATTTATCTGGGTCTCTTGGACGTGCCTCGGTTGTCCAGGCCGCCAGTTTAGTTCGTTCCTATCTCTTCGCACCAGGCGTAGCCGATCTCCTTGGATTCCGCGATACCGATTATCTCTCCACGCCCATCCCCGTTACTACCATCTTGGGTCCAAGTCAGCAATTACAGATATACGACAACAAGAACATCTCTGTCGGCGGCGATACTCTGGCTGTCCGTGTTCAATACGCCTATCGCCCAATAGTATAAGGAGGCGCTATGAGAGGCGCTGGTTATAAAGGTATTGGCTTAATCTCGCCGGCGATGGCGGCTGCCCCGCTAGGCAATGCACCCTGGGACTTTGATCCCCTTCTTGCCACGCTGACTCCCGGCATGGCGAAGCGCGCCACCACCGTCTTTGCGGCTGCCCCGATTGTGCAGGGGCGGAGGGACGGGACGGGGACGCCAGATATACTCAATTTGTCTCGCGGTTCGTTGATTGCAGGAAGTCTGTTTTACGCCAATATTGACGACAATCAAGGAAGTTTAACATTCCGAATTACTCCCGAATGGAACGGAAACGACAATTTACAGCACGACATTATAGAGTGGGGATCAAATGGAATAGTTGTATCCAAGAGAACAACTAATGCTTTAGCGATGGGAAAGTCTTTTATTGCGTGGTATACGCCGCAAATTGATATTTCTGGTTGGGTTGCTGGAACCACCTATAATGTTTGCGTCTCGTGGGATTCTAAGAATACACTGGACGGAACAAACTATATTAGAATTAGTATTAATGATGTCCATACATTTGGACAAACTACACCTCCATCCACAATTTCCAATACTATCGCATTTTTGGGAGGAGGTATGGCTGTATCTGCAATTATTGAAGGTCTCACCGTCTACCGCCGCGTACTCTACGATGGCGCATACGGCGTCAACGTGGGCAACGGCGATGAGGTCGCCCTTATCGCGGCTGGCGTTGACCCCTGCACGGTGACGGGATCATGGGATGTCTGCTTCTGCTTGCCCACCAATGCCACTCCTGGCGCATTGGTGACGGGCACGGGTGAGGCGTGGTCGCATCCTCATGGCTCGAACCTGCTCACGCGTGGTTGGCTGAATGACAGGTACTACGGCGGCGGGCAGTGGGGGGTGAAAGCATCTACCAGTCAATTTACATTGAATTGTGGAAGCGATGCGGGTTTAGACAATCTTGCCGATAATGCTTTTACCATTGAGGGATATATTCTAACTCCATCAAGCGGCGATAGTGGGCGAATCGTAGCAAAGACAACAGGTGCAACAGGATGGCAGGTTGTGTTTTCGGGTGCTAATAATGAAGGTGTAAATGTATATGTCTATTGTGCTACTACACCTGCGTATAGTTGGGGATTCACAAACTGGGGGCCTGGCACATGGCACAATTTCGCTTTTACTTTTGATGATGCCGGGACTCGTCTTATAAGAATATGGGTGGATGGTAAAGAAATAACTTACGGTGCTCCTCAGGTTGCAGGTGTTGGAGCGATAATTTCTGATGCAGCCGAAAATCTTATATTTGGCAAGGCTTACGTAGGGGTTACATCACCATTATCGACTTGGGGATGGTGGCGGGTTTCTAATATTGTTCGTTATGTCGCTAACTTTGTACCCTCACGAACCCCTCCTGCTTTACCTGATGCTAACACGATAGCTCAGTGGAATATGACCGAGGGAACTGGCGCGGCTGTTGATAATGCAGAAGGGACGGCTGCGAGAGATGGCACGATCACGGCTGGCGTGTGGGAGCCACAGTTTTACGCGCAAGGGACGCCGATAATACCGTACAGCGTGATAGGGTCAACAACGTATCGGGCAGTTGTCACGGACGCGGCCAGCATCCAGAACTTGCATGACGGGGCAATGACGGCTGAAGGGTGGTTTCGTATCCCAAAAAACGGTGTACAACAAACGCTTTTCTACAAAGGTGCGTACTATACTAATGGGTGGGGATTATTCGTAACAGCAGCAGGACAATTATATGGATTTGTAACCTGTGCAACTACTTATGCGGAAGTGACAGGAGGAACAGTAGATGGAAATTGGCATTTGTATAAAATGACCTTTGACGATGGAGGAGATAGGAAGATTCGTATTTATATAGATGATGTACTAGTAGTTACCTCAGCGGCAGGGGTGGGACTGATAATATCTGACATAGGAATTACTGGTATTATTAGTCGTGATGCTTTTGGTGTTTCTGGTGCTCACGGGTGGGTAAGGTGGTCAAATGTTCTACGTGCTATTGCTGCTCCACCTATCCCCCGCTCCAATCCTCCCGCCAGTGACGGTAACACAGTCGGTTTATGGCTGGCTAACGAAGGCGCGGGTGCGGTGCTTACCGACAGTTCTGCCTTTGCCAACAATGGCGCTATGGCAGGCACGTACAGTTGGAACACGTCGCCAGCGATGGAATCGGACAGTCCAGGTGCGCGTGTGTACGCCTGGGGCTATGTGTTCGGCAACGATGCGGTTGACGAAGGATTCAAACAGACTTGGGTAGGGCTGACGGCAGGTGCTAATTATGTCCTTCGTGCGTTGGCTTATTCTGAGGAGGGTGTGGGGCAACCAGAATTGATCGTATACGATGAAACGAACGCGGCAGTTATCGCAACGATAACAGGTACGGTTGCATCTACTGAACGTGCACCTGACTTGCTGATGTGTTCGTTTGAACTTCCTACTATCGCCCGTTATGGTTCGGTGGCAGATTGCGTAAGCATCAGCATTATACCGATCAATACGGCGGGTACTGGCGTGGTTGGCTGGCAGCAGATCGAGTTGTATGCTAATCTGCTGGATAATCCTTCATTTGATGTCGGGCCGGTGGCTAACCCGTGGATACCGAGTGGGTGGGCGACCGTCAGTTTAGTAGCGGGAGACTCTAGCCAGGGCGCTGTAGTTCATGGAGGGGGATTGGCAAGTCTTCAACTCAATGCCGGGTGTAATGGTCACGGCATAAGAATATTTCCTGCATTAGTAGTAGGTAAGTTTTATACTTATGGTGTATGGGCCAAACGTGCGGTTCTTGATGCCTTGAATGACCTATATGATTTAGGTCTCTCTGGATTAATTCAAGCATCCCAATCTATATATTATTTCCCTGATAGTAACTCAACAGACTGGAAATTGTATTCCAGAGTGTTTAGAGCGATCCTTGTTGCCGGGGAAATGAAGATGATAACCTGGGGTTTGGCTGTCCAGAACCGTTACATTGACGACGCTTACGTGATCCTGATGGACGACGTTACTCTCACCTGCACTCCCACCTCTGCCGCTAACAGCGTGGAGAGCGGAGGGTTGCGCGTGGATGGATGGGATACTTGTACGCAACCGATTCCAGCAAACCGCATGTTTGCAATATTTGGCTGGTCACGCGTGCGCGGCATCTTGCGGCACGACGATGCGGACGTGCTGAAGTTCGGCAACGCCACGCCCACCGTCTGCGAGTGGTGGGGTGATGCCAACAACTATATTTACATTGACTGGTCGGCGGCGAATACGTTGCGCCTTACCTTCCGTGCAGCAGGTGGGGCAGTGAACACAGGCACATGGGTGACCGGCGGAGTTATTGCGGTCGGCACGTCCTACTTGGTTGAGATTATCTACACTGCGGCGCAGATGGTTCTTATGATCGACGGCGTGGTGCGCGTCACTATTGCAGCCGCAACTGGATTTATAACCATTCCCGCTACATTCTACGGTGGATCATTGCAAGCCGGAACGCAGCAGGGAGATCTGGTGCTGACCGCACCATAAGGAGTGTGAATTATGAGTCAATATGATTTCAAGTATCGAATACAATCCGCACCACAAGCGGCAATCAACGGGTCTGGAATGGTGATGTTTGATGTGTTTGCGGTGGCGCGTATTACAGGTTCAGGCGATCCCTTTTCAGAAGTACCGGGATATCACAAAACTGCACCTGTCTCGTCCATTGACCTGAAGATATGCAATGACATGCCGGACAGTACTCAACCTCAAAGGACAGCGAAGAACACCGCCATAAAGAACTTGCTGGCGGCTGCCTTGGGAACAGGCACTTACAATATCCCGCCGACGCTATGGGATATAGGCACTCTACAGGCATACATGGATGCCAACGACAGCGCTGTGCTGGAGACCAGCCGGTTGAACGATTACGTGACCAACGTGCTGCACGTGACCTTCCCGCTAGACCTCGTTTTATAAACAGGAAACCAGAGTGAATCCTGAAACTGCTTTACTGGACGTTGAACGTCAACTACCCCTCGACCCACGCGCTAAACGCACAGAGGGAGAGAAGGTGCGCGACTTGGAAGTTATTTCCTCTCTCTATCTGCGCGGGATGAAACCCGGTGAGATAGCAGAAGAATTGGTGAAGCGGTTCGGTTATGCAGGATTATCTGCAGGGCAGATCCAGAAAGACCTGCGTGATTTACGGGAGATGTGGGTAAAATCAGCCCTCATCCAATATGACGAGGCAAAAGCACGCGAGATTGCCCACATCGATGAACTGGAAGCGGCAGCCTGGGATGCCTGGAATAAATCATGGGGAAAACAGACCACGAAAGTCATCGAGGATATTGAAGATCGATGGGGGCATAAATACGGGGAAGCGGAAGACCCGGAGAAAAAGCGTCCTGCCTATCTGCGCAAGCGCGACACCGAGGCCACCAAAGACCGCTTTGGAGATCCTCGCTATCTGGATGCCATCAAATGGTGTATCGAGCAGCGCTGTAAAATCCTGGGTCTGCATGAACCCCTGCGTTTGTCCGTAACTTGGAAGGAAGAGGCCACCAAGTTCGGTATCAAAGTCGAGGATGCTGACGCTCTATACAAGCACATGGTCTCTGTTACCACGAAAGCCCTACGCGACAAATATCTTGCCGATAATACCGTGCCTATACCTGACGGCGTTCTGGAAGGAGAATTCGAGGACTATGATGACTCTAGCGACGAATTCACAGAAAATAACGTCTGATTTCCCCATCCAGGACTCTTACCCTTTCGTGGGTTTGATGGCCCAGGAAGCGATGGCAGAGGCGATCCAACGCATCAAGTCCTTCAAGGCTCTGGCACGCTTCGTCAAATACCAGACTGATCCAGTCGGATTTTGTCGGGAAGTCTTGAGCGTTGAGCCTACTGAAGACTGCCAGAAAATCATGTACTCGGTGCGTGATAATCCCGTAACCGTCGTGAAATCCTCCAACGCGGTAGGGAAAACCCACACGGGAGCTTGTGTATCTTTGTGGTGGCTGAACGCTTTCCCCTTTTCTAAAACCTATCTGGCGGCAGCCCCGCCCATTGAAAACCTGGATCAGTTATTGTTAGGCGAGATCCACAACTTCGTGGGTAAAAAAAAGAATCTCTTTTCTAACTGGACCGTAAAGCGCCGTTTCATAGGTCAAAAGGAAAAGAAGTGGTGGATCTGGGGTCTGGCTATTCCTACACAGGGAACGCTGGAACAGCGTGAAGCTAAATTCTCCGGTAAGCACGCCCCACATCTCTTGTTCATATTTGATGAAGGGGACGCCATTCCTGACGAGGTTTATACTGGCGCAGACTCCTGTATGTCATCCGATCATGCCCGGATGTTGATAATGTTCAACCCGCGCGCTCAGGTAGGGAGCGTTTACCGGAAAATTAGAGACCATCAGGCCAGGGTGATTACCCTTTCTGCCTTATCCCATCCCAATGTCGTTACTGGAGAAAACAGGATTCCAGGTGCGGTTTCGCGCGAGATCACGGTCCAGCGTATCAATACCTGGACCCGTCCTCTCATGGAGGGCGAGGCCTACCACGAAAATGACACGTTTGATGTTCCCAATTTCCTGATAGGCGCATTGGCTCACGCGCCAGATGGTACTCCCTATTCTCCACTCCCTGCAGGAAAACGAAAGATCATTGACCCGGCCTTTTGCTATAAAGTCATGGGAGAATATCCTTACGAGGGCGAAACACAACTGATTCAGGAAACATGGATCAGTGCGGCGCGCGCTAGGTGGGATTTATATGTGGCGAAGTATGGCGAAGTTCCTCCTTCAGGTGTCAGACCGCGCATGGGACAGGATATAGCTGAATTTGGCACGGACGCGAATGTCTGTTGTCTGCGTTACGGTGGATGGGTAGCGCCTTTTAAATATTGGACAGGGGTAGACGTGGATGTAACGTCCTCCCGCGCTGTAGAGATTTATCAGCAATACGGGCCTGAGTTGGCAATTATTGATGCGACCGCCATCGGGGCCAGCGTCGCACCCAGTATGGTGCGAAAGGGGCGCGCATTACAATTAAGTATACGCGCGGTTGGCGTTAAAGCATCTGAAAGCCCAACCCCCGGCACCAAAACTGAATACGGTGACTTCCAGTACGTCCGTGATCAACTGTGGTGGGCGGTGAGGGAATGGTTGAAAAACGATCCCGGTGCCATGTTGCCGCCAGACAATCTATTAGTGGAAGAATTAAAAGCGCCAACATACCATATAAAGCCAACAAATTCTAAACTGATAGTCACCGATAAAGATACGTTGCGCAAGCGACTCTTGCGCTCTCCCGATCGGGCTGACGCTTTATGTTTGACCTTCATGCCCGTGGCGCGTGTAAAGGTTGTGCGCGCCGTAGATTAAGGAGTAATTATGTCACCTTCTCTCGTTGAGCAAGCGACTCAAAACACAATCCAATCCAGGGCTGAAGGAGGCATTGCCACTGGACTGCCTCTATTACTTGCGCTCGCGGTTGGCAACAACCTACTTCCTCCCTGGTGGTCTCCAACGCGCGATAGTTCTCTGCGTTCATTCTGGAAAAAGGGTGACGCTCTGGCTGGCGCAATGTACAACATGATTGCCAAATTAACCGCCATTCCTTTTATGGTAGTTCCTAGAGATTACACTGACGTGAAACTTGCAGAACAGGCCGAAGAAGAAACAGAGCGCTTGATGGATGGGGCAGAGTTTGGTGAGGGTTTCAATCCTTTTTACTCCAAGATCTTGGAAGACATGCTTGGCACCGACAACGGCTGGTTTGCCGAAGTCATCGGCCCCGGCGATCCCGCAGGCCCGATCCTCGGTCAGCCCATCACGGTCGCCCATCTTGACAGTTACCGCTGCCAACGCACGGGGAAAGCCACTTATCCAGTCCTTTATATGGATTCCAAAGGGAAAATCTATAAACTCCATTACACACGCGTCATGTTCAACTCTCAGATGTCATCGGCCATTGATGAAATGATGGGAGTTGGCTATTGCGCGATAAGTCGCGCCACCATGGCGGCTCAGAACCTGATCGACATCGCTGTCTATAAAATGGAGAAGTTAGGTTCGCGCCCTCATCGAGAACTACTTATCACGCGCGGCGGTCTCGATCCCGAAGACATGCGCTCCGCCTTTGCCATGGCCAACGAGATGAATGATAACCAGGGTTTCAGCCGCTACAGCAAGATTGTGGTGGCCGGTAACTCTGCCATGCCCGATGCCGATGTTAAACAAGTGACATTCACCACCCTGCCTGATGGTTTTGATGAGCGTACTTCCCTTACTCTTGGGATGGCTACCATCGCTATGGCCTTTGGGGTGGATGCGCGCGATCTCTTCCCAGGTCTTGAAGCAGGTGCAACCCGCGCCGATGCCCTCCTGGCTCACCTGAAACAGCGCGGCAAGGGGCCAGGGCAGATCATATCCGATATGGAAGCGCAGTTCAACCGCAAGTTCCTGCCTCCCACCATGAAAATGCTGTGGGACTTCCAGGACGATGCCGAAGATCAGCAGGTTGCAGACATCAAACATGTGCGCTCGCAGCGACGCGAGCGGGATGTGAAAGTGGGCGTGATCGATAAACGTGTTGCCCGCGAGCAGATGGTGGGGGACGGCGATCTGACCCGCAAACAGTTCGAGACCCTGGAATTACAAGATGGGCGTTTACTGGATGGAACGCCAGTCATCGCCTTGTTCGCCTCCTCAGAAGGTCGTTATAAAAGTCTGCTAACCCTTGAAGGGATTGAAAACCCGCTGGACACCACCACCAACGATCCATCCTATGTCATCATGAAGGCCGACGCGGCCATCATGAAAGTCAACGAAAAGTTGCTCAATGCCTCCAGCGTAGACCAGCGCGTTATCTTCCAGCGCGCAGATGCGGCTCTGGAACAACTGAAGAAATTGTATATCGAACCCAAACCGGTTTCGGTCGCACCAGAGGGTGACGGCGAGAAGAAACAACCACGCTTGAATCCAACAAGGCGCGAGAATCTGCTGGCACCCAACACCAAAGTGGAGTTAGATAGCCATGTCGATACTTCGGCAGACGAAGATAACCTTCTGGATTGACATGAGAGTCAAAACCATAGACGGTTACAAAATGCTCCTGCGCGAGAATGCGCGTGGCCTGTGGGGCGGTACGATGGACTTCTTTGATTTCTACCAGTCCATGATGCTGACCATCACGCGCGGTTTCAACCAGGCATGGGAAGAGGGTATGCAGAAATTCGGCATGAGTCTTTCCGACCAGACACCCGAAGAACGTTCCCGTCTAATGCAGGAAATACAGCACGAGACCGCCTACATTGAAGGCGTGGCCGATTTCATTGCAGTAAACTCCAAGGCCAATGGCGGTAAACTGGCCACCTGTATGCAGCGCATCGAATTATGGGTTGCGGCATACACCCGCATTGTGCAACTGGCTACCGCCATGGCAGGTAAGGACAAGCCACTCAAATGGACGATCGATGCCCCAAAGGAGTCGTGTAATTCCTGCCTGCGTCTGAACGGGAAGGTCAAAAGGGCATCGTACTGGTATGCCCATGTCACTCCCAAAAGTTGGGATTTATTAGAATGCGACGGCGGTTGTAAATGCTCCTTGGAGCCAACCACCGATCCACTGTCCAAGGGACCGCTCCCCCATCTACCGTGAGGTCTTATGGCTACTCAAGTTTACGTGAAAGCAATCCTTCCGAAACTCTATCCTAAGACTGCCAACGCGGTCAAGGCGAACCTTCGCGCCGCTACTAAGCGCGTCTGTGATCGTGCGGCGGAGGAACTGCGTTTTCTGGTTGAACCTTGGGACCACCAACCACAACCCACGGTCAAGATAGAAGAAACCGCCAACGAGATCAAGGGAACGGCGCAAACAGAAGATAAGGCCATGTTCATGTTGGATGGTGGAACATCAGAAAGGTGGGCACTGATGAGTAATCCCTTTGAGGCCAAGACTAGCCACAAGAGTCTGCGATCTGGTTTGGGTGTAGGTGGCGCTGTAATACGTGGGCGCAGTGCCATGACAAGAGCAGGGTTAGGCGCTCAACCAGGTATTGATGCACAGGAGTTCTCGGTTGCTCTGAAAGAGAAATATGCGCCCGAATTTGAAAGAGAAATCGACAAGGTGATGGCAGATGCCATTGCGAAAGGACAGGCAGTTAAACCATGAGTAACGATACACCCATTTTGCTTCCTACAGATATCAGGCCAGCTTGGCTTAACGTGATCCGCTCATTGCAGTCGCACGCGCGTAGCCAGTCGGGACTGGCGATGTTGACCATCACGGTCTTCGTCAACGCCGACGCCCTACCTATCGCCTGGACGACCCCGCGCCGTGTCTGCTTTGAGCCAAAAGCCAACGCGGGGCAGTTCCTGGAATTGCTCCAATCCATCCGGTGATTGCAACATTTCATGAACTATGTTATACTTATGCAAATGAAGTTGCTCGTACTGGGCGAATCCCTATTATGGATTCGCCCTTTTTCTTTTATAGGAGTTAACCATGCCCTATCAAGTATATAAGCAGGATGGTAAATTTTGTGTTTGTAAAAAGGTGGGAGACGAAAAAGGCGCGGTAGTGCCTGGTGGATGCCATGATACAAACGCAAAGGCAGGCGCACACATGCGCGCCCTATACGCCGCAGAGGGGCGCTCTAAGAAAGACCTGACCGTGGAACAGGAAGAAATGTTGCTCAAGGAACTGGAAACTCAAACGGAAAAGTCTTCATCCTTCTTCCCTTCCACAATTACTACCTGGGAAGAACTCGATGCCTGGCGGGAATCCGAGGACGCCGTTAATGAACTCCGCTCCACGTCTTCCGACTTCCAAAATCTGGTTTTGGATGTTTTGTGGAATATTGATATTCCCACGGTATCTGAAAAGGCATCAAATATTCAATCGTTGGCTGAAAAACTTGCTAAACGCCTGGATAAAGATATTGCGGATGCCAGCGCAGAGGGGGGCGAAGATTCAGAAACCAAGGCCTCCGCTTCCACCAATGACCTACCTGACTCTGCGTTCCTGTACGTTGAACCGGGCGGCGAGAAAGATTCGGGGGGAAAAACAACTCCTCGTTCCAAGCGTCATCTCCCCTACAAAAAGGCTGATGGCTCGATCGATCTCCCCCACTTGCGCAATGCTCTTTCCCGCCTGGGGCAGTCTGCAACCGGTAAAGTAGAAGGCGAATCCTGGCTCTCCGAATCATTGCGCTCTAAACTTCAGGCGCGCGCCAAGAAGATTCTGGCGAATGCCAATAAGTCGTTAGGCGATAAAGTCAAAGAGTGGTTCGGTACTATCTTTGGATGGGAAATCAAAGAAGTCGATCCTGACAACTCTGGCTTGATGTTATGGAAAGAAGCCGATGGCACCTGGCACTGGAGCGCGCGTTACTCCAATAATTTCAGGGATCGGGACAACCCGCCTGAAATTATCTCTTCCCACTCTCATGAATCTTTTGTCGATAAAGTCGATAAAGGATTTGTCCCGCAACCCGAACTCTGGCTGTACCATATCCCAGAGTATGCCTGGGGAGACGCAACCTGGCTGGCCTATGATGATGCCGGTTTCGCTCTCGCCCTGGGGACAGTACGCAAGGGCTGTGAACCTCTTGCTGAATACCTGTCCCAAATTGACCCCAAAGAACTACGGGTGTCCCACGGAATGCCAATAAAATCCATCGTGCGCGACCCCGAAGACCCCACCGTAATTATCGAGCATGTTACGGCGGAAATCAGTCCGTTGCCTACCAAGTCAGCGGCCAATATGCTCACCAGTTTCACAGTTCTCAAGGAGGATTCAAATATGGCTATTCCCAACGACAAGAAAAAGGCGTTGATCGAATTGGGTATCCCTGCCGAAGTTCTCGATGATCTTGAGAAAAAGAATGCGGATATGGCAAAGGAGGCAAAGACGGCTGGCATTCAGTCAAAAGAAACTGTTGAGCCAACTGCCGCCACAACTCCCCCGGAGACGGCCCCGGCTGTTCCCCCCGTACCTGCATCTTCTCCGATCACTAAAGAAACTGAGGCTCCAACCCCTCCAGCCAATCCCATTCCCACCGTCCAAGAAATTGCCGACGCGGTTTCTGCGGTTATCAACGAGCGGTTGACAGCCATCGACCATCGCTTTGATACCATGGAAGCCACGGTTGCCACTCTGCAGGGTGATGTAAAATCCCTGAAAGAAACAGACGAAGCGAAGATCACGAAAGCGGCTGCACAGACGCCTATCGCGTCTCTCTCTGCTCTCCTGGCTCGCTCCGTGATTGGCAATTCCGAGACTTTGGTGGATGGTCGTACCGCCCTAGCGAAGTCAAAGCCTGAGGAAACTCAGGTCCCACCCGCCGCCGGCGCGACCAACATTGGATACTTCGTGGTTGATCAGATCATGAAAGAATTCGATCAGCCCAAGCCATCCTAAACCTCATTCGGAGGATCAAATGGACGAAAAAATGCTCAAAAGCATGTATGACAACATGCAGGCGAATACGGAGGCTCTAAAGGCTCTGTATAGCAAGGAGCAGATGCACCAGAAGAATACCCCCGCTAACTTTGGGACTTTCACCGAACTGCACGGCAATGGCTCGTTGTTCGGTTCTTTCCCGATCGAGCGGGATGTAATCACTGCCCATATCCGCCCTCTGGGCGGGATTGTGCAGGTGCTTCAGCGCCTTCCTACTACAGAAGAGAACCCCATCTTCGCTAGTATCACTGGTTTCACTGCCACAACTGGCAATGAACCTACCTATCCCTGCTCTGACGCACCAGCCGGCTTTATGAAGGGTTGTAACCTTACCGCAATGTTCGGGCGTTACGCACGTGACACCCAGACCATTGAAATGGACAAGGTCTTCAAAACTTTCAATCGCGGCGATTTCCGCGACCTCGTGTTGCGCGGTCAACTGCTCTCCGGTGGCCCTCTAAGCCCCGTGACCAGCCAGACCGATGCACTCAACGTGGTTACGAAAAGCGAAATGATTATCGCCGGCGTCAACCTGGAACGTCTCCTGACCAACCAGGTCTGGCAGGGCAACCCCGCTAACAGCAATGCCGGCGGAGGCTATATAGAGTTCCCTGGTCTGGATCGTCAAATCGCGACCGGTCAGGTGGATGCCCATACCAACGTGGCCTGCCCCGCGCTCGATTCGGATGTCAAGAACTTCGGCTATCAGAACGTGTGCGGTACAGTCCTGGATATCGTAGAATATCTAAGCGCCCTGGAATACTACCTGCGCTTCAACGCAGACCACATGGGCCTTACTCCGGTTCAGTGGGTGATCGTTATGCGCCCCCAGTTGTGGGAAGAGTTATCGGCCTGCTGGCCTTGCCGTTATTTGACCAACCGCTGCTCAAGTTTGGTGGCCGGTCAGACAACCGTGGGGGTCATCAACGATACCAGTAATATCGACATGCGTAACGCCATGCGCGCCGGCATGTACATCGATATCAATGGTGTGCGCTACCCAGTCATCACCGACATGGGCATCTTCGAGCACAATAACGTCAACAACGCCAATCTGCGCGCTGGTCAGTATGCTTCAACTATTTACATGGTGCCGCTCACAATCACGGGTGGCTTCCCAGTAACATACTTTGAGTATGCCGACTATCGTCAGGCACAGGCAGACGTGGCCCTCTTGAACGGCACCGAGCACTTCTGGTGGACCGACAGTGGCATGTACTCCTGGGCCGTTGAGTACGTCAAGTGGTGTTTTAAGTTGTCTGTCAAGGTGGAACCTCGCATCGTCCTGCGCACCCCGCAACTCGCGGGCCGCATCGATGCTGTGATGTACACTCCTCTCCAGCACTCACGCGAGTTTGATCCCGCCTCCAGCTACTTTGCGGATGGTGGTGTTTCACTACGCGCCAATCAGCGCTACTATGCTGTTTGGGGTGGCACTCGAATCTGACCCTGATTGGGAATTAGTTGAGAGCGGTCTAAGACCGCTCTCTTTATTTTATATTTTTCTCAACCCATTGAGCATAAACCCCATGATCAGGTCGATAATCAATAATCTTAATATGTTTTCTTGAATTACAGCTATGACAAAGAGGCTGTATATTAGAAATTGTATTTTCTCCGCGCAATATTATGGGTATAACATGATCTGCATCAAACTTGCAATTTTTACCACAACCCAAACAATTTCCAGAAGCGCAATAAAATTCAATAAGCGCAAGAAATTGCGTCATCGAAAATTCTCCCCCATTACTTTGCATTAAAGCGCGTCGTTTATGAGTATACACCCTGAAGAAGGCTCTTGTCGTTTCAAGATGGTTGTTCTTATAGCGCTTATTATATTGATAAATGGCAGACGGATTCTTTTGCCTATAATCTCTCGAATATGATTTTCTTTTTTCGGAATTATTTTGATAATATTTTTTTACATGTGCTTTATTACACTCTTTACACCAATAACACAACCCATCTACTTCTGCTTTGTTTTTATGGAATTCAGAAACGGATTTTATCTTTTTGCATTTTGAACATCGTTTAATTCTATTCATTCGTACTCCTAAAATAGAGTACCGCCTTTGTGGTGTTTGTCAGTTTGCTGAAGATCTGGCGATTCCACAAAAGCGGTATTCTATTGACAAACAAAATCGCCAACCTTCAGCGCCCCCATTCTACATCAAACCCTCCCACTTTGCAAGCTCTTATTGAAGAAGTATTTACACTTTGCGTCCAAGCTGATAATACGGGAATTCTTGTTTACGTCTAGACAAAAATATCCAGGGACGTGGGATTCCTCTTACCGTAAATTTCCAGGCCGATTAACAATAATGGGCCAGAAAGGGACACAATAACCATAAGTGTCAATAACAGAATCCGGTGTTGACAGTTTGCACCAGAGTCATACATTCGTTTTGATGTATATAATAACAGGAACAAATCCAAACAGAAACAAACAAACCACGCACCTAGTATAATTCTTAATATAAAAGTCATGACTTCTCCTTCCGTTTCTTCTCTACGGCGAACAAAGTTTCAGCCGCAATTTTCAAGCCCGTTACATCTAAGATCTTATTGATTTTGCCTATCTCGCTCAATGCGACATTGGCCATGGCCATAGCAAGAGCGATCACGAAGTGGTCTGTATCATGCTCAAAGAGCAAGCAATAACAAGCAAGAATTAACCAGAGAATACTCATGATGTCGTAAAACATTATGCCTCCTTTGGCGCACCACACTTAGAGCAAGAATATTTGTCTTCTTCCGTGTATTTATGCCGGCAATAGGAACAACGCGAGCGTATTTCGTATGATTTTGCTAGCTGAACAGAAAACTTAAACAAGGCCTCATTCCAGTCACCATCGACGGGCAGGGTGCCTT